TTAATCGGACGGTTGCTGGTTCGAGTCCAGCCGGGGGAGCTGTGAGCCCCCGTTCGGATCTCCATCCGGGCGGGGGCTTTCTGCTTCTCCGGTTAATAGCCACTGCACCGGGACGCCCGTCGCAAGTGCCCACGCGTTGAAAACGACCTTGCGTGGTGTGGACTTGCCGCTTTCGGCGTTAGACACGCTCTGACGTGAGATTCCGATGATGTCGGCCAACTCGTTCTGCTCTAGACCGGCGTTGTCACGCGCAATACGCAGCCGATGCTTCGGCAGGATCTCAGGAACTCGGCCCTGGTCATACACGGTTGTCATGCTTCGTAGCTTAGAACCATGTTCGTAACTTAGCAACCGCCGTCACTACGTTGTGTGACACGTAACAAGCTCCATGGATGGTTACTGACTGAGGTCCAATAGTTGACATGTGTCATGTTGCGAAGTAAAACTTGTCGTATGCCTAGTATCGAACATCTTCTGACGGTTGCCCAAGCGGCGTCTCGCCTTGGCATTACCCGTCGCGGAGTTCTTCAGGCCATCTCGCGGAATGCGATTGCAGCGCAGAAGCTTCCGACGCGGACCGGCGCCTACTTGATCGAACCCGAAGAGGTTGAACGCTACAACGCTCTGCGTCAGCGTCCGGAATCGGCTGTTTCATGATCCATCGATTACGAGGCGCACGCATCCCACGCCCGATCACCATCACACTGAGCACTATCGCTGCGGCGCTTGCCTTTACCTCGCTCGCACTGTGGGGGTTCGTGCTCGTAGGTGCCGCGTTGAGGACGTGGCTGTGAGCGCGGCGGGCCGCCGTCGTCGGCGGTTCTTGCTGGAGCCGGAGCGGCGGACACCGGACGGTGTTGCCGCCGACGCAGCAGCGGTCGAGAAAGCGAAACTCGCTCGCCGCCGCGCACGCAGTGTGTTGCACGGGTGCCGCGATCTGATCCGCGCCGTCGAGGATCTGGAATCGATGGATCGACTTGGGCTGCTTCCTGATGCGACTGAACGGTTTTCGGCTGCGGCGGAGGATCTCCGCGAGGCGGTCGGCAAATTGAACGTCGCGCTCGATGATGTCAATGGGGTGACGATGAACCCGGAGGCATGGTCGATGGACGCTTACCTCGCGGCGGTGTCGAAGATGCCGACATTCGAAAACCCTCTGCTCACTGATGATTCCGTGCACACCAAGCGCGTCCATCTCGATGCTGAGGTCCACGCGAGCCCTGCACTAAACGCATACGTTCCGAAGCCGGGCGAGCATCTTCGTCTCGGCAAAAGCCACTCGGTCGGGAAGTCGGCCGAGTTGTCTGACCATCGCGCGGGCGTCAACCCCCCTGCCGCTTCCGGTGGTTCAGGCCCCGGTGGCGGCGGCTGACTTCCGACCCCCCCGAGTCGCCGCCGTCACCGGTCTCCACGAGTTCCTCCGAAACGAAATGACGGGCCCCGCCTGCTCGCGAGACCCGCCTGACTCACCACCGACAGCTAAGGATCCTGATGAGTGAACAAGATGCTACCGCAGCTCGTGTAGCAGATTGGGCTGCGGACCTCGCGCCGTATGTCCCACCGGTCATGCGGTCGAGCGTCCCGCCGGCGCCCGAGGGCGTCGTGCTCCGCGTCCCGGTGCTCGACCCGGCGACTGGCGTGCAGATGATCAACGACTTCAAGCGTCCGGTGTGGCGTGAGTACTCGTGCCGCGTGGTGTACGCGGGCCGTCTCGACGTCGAGAACGGAGTGCAGGACATCTGGCAGGTCGTATGCGACCGGTGGATGAGTCCCGGTGACGTTGTCGTCGCCGGCTACGTCCCCCACGGTGCCGTCCTGATCGGCCCGCCTCCTGCCGTCGAGCACGCCGCGCAGGCGGTGGCTCATGTCTGAGCAGACGACCACCGTCACCTCTCATCCGGGCGCTGTGTCCGTCGTTGTCGGGCAGCTGTCACGGCGGCAGGCCCGCGCAGCTCGCCGCGCGCAACTGATCGACAACGCAGAGGTCATCCGGAAAGCGATCGCAGTTGGCCTGGGCGAGCTCGACGCCCTCGACTCGATCGACCGCGAGGAGCACAGGCTGATCGTCGGCTTGGCCTCTCAGCTCGCCGTCCTCGGTTCCGTTCTCGAACAAGCAGCGGAGGCATGATCATGTACACCACCACCAGCACCGCCATCGTCGCTGACGGCGTGATCGACTTCGACGCCCTCGACGCAGCCCTGGACCCGTACCCACCGGAGTCGGCCGGCGCATTCGCGACCGCCGCGATCTCGCTGGCCGGGGTGGGTGCTCTCCTCGGCGCCGCGTGCGCGTTCGCCTCTCCGACGCTCGGGGTGGTGATCTGATGAAGCGACTCGATGACCCGGATCTGTTTCATTCCGCGTTGCTCGGCAACACCCCGGGTGAGGCACTGTCTGCGTACGACCGCCGGGTGCTGGTGGCGACCCTCGTCGGCCGCGGCATGACCGACGTCGATATTGCGCGGCACACCCTGTGGACGCTGTACACGGTCGACAGGATTCGCGAGCACATCGGCCTCGACCGCAACGTCCGGTTCGCACCGCCATCTCACCGCCTACCCGGCGAGACGACGACACTCGAAACTCGCTGCGTGTTCTGCGATTTCGTCACCACAGTGACGCAGGCGAACATCCGCCACGGTATGTGCCCGGACTGCGCTGTCCTTCTCGGCACGTTCCGCGCCGCGGTGGTGCGGCCGATGAACCGGGAGGTGGCGTGATGCCCGCGACCGAACACCAGCCGCCGATCCTTGCGGGCATGGCCGAGACCTTGGTCTACACCTCGCATCTCGTTCGAGCTCGCGGCGCGCGCGGACTGCGTGTCTACTGGTCCACCGATCCGAACGGCAAGGACGAGCCGCTGCAGTACGGTGCCGCATCCGACGAGGCACCGCCGCCGTCGGATGTCGATGTCACCTGGCGTGCGGTGGCCACGTTCGCCGACCGCGAGATCGTCGGTATCAGCCCGCCGAGCTTGCGGCCACACCCCGCTCGCGTGCAGCTCGCCTGCGTCGAACTGCTCACCGAACTCGGAATCACAGTCCACACGGTCGACCCGTTCGACCCCGACGACGAAAGCGGGTGACCGACAGACGATGCCGAGCGAATGCAAGAACTGCCACGCCGAAGTGCACTGGTGCCGATCGATGGTCCGCGAGGACGGCTGGATCCCAGTCGACCTGTCACCGGACCCCGAAGCGGGTGTCATCCGCAAACACCACTCCGGACCTGCGAACGCCCGCATCGTCTATGCCGAAATCCTGAAGGGCTCCGAACTCGACGCAGCCAGAGCCAACGGTGAACGCCTCTGGATGAGGCACTCCGAATCCTGCGTCGCCCGAAAACCGTTCAACCGCAAACCCGATCACATACGACTCGATCTACCGAACCGCACCTGACCGACGACCGCGCACCCCATGCCAGGAGACCAGCGACATGACGACCACCGAACCGGTCCGCGAGACCAGCCTCGAATACATACGGCCCACCGCAATCCTCCCGCACGCGAAGAACCCACGGAAAGAACTCGGTGACCTCACCGAACTCACCGACTCGATCAAGGGCACAGGTGTACTCGAGCCGTTGATAGTGACCCCGGCGAAGGCCAAGGGCAAGTACACACTCATCGCCGGCCACCGCCGCCACGCTGCCGCCAAGGCCGCGGTCCTCAAATCGGTGCCGTGCATCGTTCGGTTCGACCTCGAAGGCGACGATCGCGCGCAGCTGGAGATCATGCTGACCGAGAACCTGCATCGCTCCGACCTGAACGCCGTAGAGGAAGGCGCTGCGTATCAGACCCTGTTGGAGTTCGAGGGCGTCGATGTCAAAGGACTCGCTGAACGCACCGGTCATAAGCAGCGCACCATCCGCGATCGCGTGAAGCTGGCGAAGTCCCCGGCAGAACTGCAGGACAAGCTCGTCGCCAAGCAGATCACGATGGAAGACGCCCTCGCCGTCGCCGAGTTCGCCGACGACCCGGACGTGTACAAGAAACTCGCAGCATCTCTGGGCTCCTACAACCTGCGGTGGGAACTCGAACGCGCCAAGGAGAACCGGGCCTGGCAGCGCAAGCAGGCCAAGCTGACGAAGGAACTGGCGAGCAAGGGCATCCGCATCGTCGAAGACAAGGACCTCGACGCAGAAGAGAACGCCCAGGGCGCGGACTTCGAGTGGATCGATATCGAACCGGGAGAAGACGTTCCCGCCGACACCGAGCAGGCCGCGGTGTTCGAGCCCCGATCCGAGACCGGGTTCCGTCTGGTCGTGAAGACACCGATCGAGCGCGACGACGCAGGCGAGCCGATCAAGCGCCAACCCAAGCCCGTCGAGGAAACACCAGCGCAGAAGGAACGCCGCGAGCAGCGTGAGCTCGACGACAAGATCCGCGCTGATCTGAAGACTGCAGCATCCGTGCGGCGCAAGTACCTCGCATCGGTCGTAACGGGCAGCTTCGACGAGATGTTGCCACTGTGGTGCCTCCGTGAACTGTGCACCGCCGCCGCAACCGACACCTACGACACCACCGGTGCACGCCAGATGCTCGGACTGCCTCCGCTGACCAAAGACGACGACGAATCCGATACGGCTGATATCGAGCGGCACATCAACAAGCTCACCATCGAGCAGCTCGCCATCACCGCGTTCCTGCTGGCCCGCCTCGAAAACGAGGACGCATCAATGGAAAACCTGTGGATGTGGCGCGACAGAGACGACGAGGCCGAGACGTGGATGGACCACCTTGCCGACCCGTTCGGCTACGAGTTCTCCGCGATCGAACAACAGCTGATCGCAGACCGCACACCCACTGCCGATGCGGAGGAGTAGCGCATGGACGCCGCCGTCCGCGCAGCCCAAGAGTGGTTCCTCGCCCAACCTCCGGAGCGGCAGGTCGGGATCTACCGCTACCTCGCGGGCAAAGAAGCGGCCACGCACACCGAAGTCGAAGGCCAACTCGAAATGCCCCTCACCCACCGACGAGTCCGAACAGGAAAGGGATAGCCAATGAGCACCGTCAGCATCACCGTCGGCACCGCCGACATCCGCGCTGCCCTCGCCTCGGTCGTCGTCCACGCCGGCGACGACGAGCACCTACCGGTCCTGACCCGCGTCCGTCTGATCATCGACCCCGTCAACGTCACCGTCGTGGCCACCGACCGCTTCTCCGTAGGACTGGCAATCGCATCGGTGTGGAAGTACGTCGATCCGCACATCGAAACACTCGACCTCCTACCCGAAGACGTTACGAAGGTCCTGTCGATCTTCAAGTCCGGCAAAGAGACCGCATCGTCGGAAGCGCCGGAATACCAGCTGCGTATCGAAGCCGACGACGAGTTCGTCACCGTCACCGACTGCTCTGGATTCGTCGAAGGCCGGGCGCTGAAGATCCCCCGCATCGCCGTCGACGAACAGTTCCTCGACATCCCCAAGCTCATGTCCCGCAGCCACCACGCCCCACCGGTATTGCTCGAGGACATGGCAGTCAACGGTTCACTCCTGGCCCGCTTCAAGGTCGCGGCCACCGCCTACCAGAAACCGCTGCGCATCGAATCGCACGTCGGATTCAAGTCACTGCTCATCCGGGCGGGTGACTCGTTCCTCGGAATGCTGATGCCGCTGAACATCTCGGAAGAAGACGACATCCGTCACCGCGAGTGGTCGGTCGCCTGGTCGGCGCGACTACCGGATCCGAACACCCCGTCGATCAAGGAAGCAGGCGAATAACCCATGCCAGCATTCGAAGTCCTCCGCTACAGCGTCCCGATCCAAGACTCGTTCCACCTGCCGCTGTTCCCCGGCGCGGTCCCACTGTCCGTCGCGAACTCCCGCCTGCAGCCGGGCTCGCACATCGACGTCTGGGTCCGCACGCCCCGAGCCCGCCACGAACGCCCCGCCGAGTACATCGTCCTGCGCATCGCCGGCACCGGGCATCCCGTCGACGACGCAGCCGCCACCGAATTCCTCGGCACGGTCATCACCCCGCAAGGGTTGGTGTTCCACGTCTTCTACCGCCGCGCATCCACGACCGACGATCTGACGATCCGATGACCGCGCCCGCTCCGTTCAAGCAACAGGGCCGCATCGTTGTCATCCTGTGCCGTGGTATCGGCGAACCCTACGCGCAGAACCTGCTGACATACACCGTCCGCAACCTCGACCCCGAACTGTTCATGATCGTCGAACTCGTCTGGTCGGCCGAGTTCGGCCCGGTCCCGCGTTGGAACGGAAACAGTTTCGGCGTCAACGTCGCCCGAGCACAGGCCGCCCTCGCCGAACTGATCGCCCTGTATCCCGGCGCGATCGTCCTCGGCTACAGCGGAGGCGCACAGGTCGCCGGCAACGTCGCCGCACTCATCGGCGACGGACGTCTCGCCCTGTGGATCCGCGCCGTCGGACTCATCTCCGACCCATCCCGCCACACCAGCCAGATCATCGGCGTCAACCGCGGCGGCGAAGGCATCCTGGGCGGCCGCTACATACCGCCCGGCAAGTTCCACGTCTGGCAGCTCTCGGCCTGGGGGGACCCGATCTCCGAACTTCCCGACATCGCGAAAGGCCTCGCGCTCCTGGCCCGCGGCATCGAGTTCTTCTCCCTCGTCGACCCGCGCCGCTGGATGGACGACCTCCGCCGGAAAGCACTCACCGGGCGACTGAAGTTCTGGGACCGCTCCATCAACTGGGCTGCAGCACACCAATGGTCGCTCGGCTACACCCACCACGGACGACACACCTGCTACGCCCACGAAAAGATGCAGGGCTCCGACATCACCTACGCCGACCGCCTCGGCCAGCTCGTGGCAGGTGTCCGATGATCAACGCGGCACCCACCAAGCGCACCCTCCGCCAGCGTCTCGCCGACCTACACGTGCACCGATTCGCAATCGACGAACGAGCCCGCCGACCCCGCCCCGGCGAGCTCGTCCACTGGCGAGGATTCATCACTGTCAGAGAACACGAGGACGGCAAGCAGCTCTTCGGTGGACGACTTGAAGTGCACCTTGGAGCCCACTTCCACGACGCGTTCGCGGTGCGCTTCCACGCCGGCACTCTCGGCTCGGAGACACCGTTCGATGGACACCTGTGCATCCTCGGCGCCAAGGTGTACTGGGGGCTCGAGAACGGCAGGCACTTCGCCAACTGGCTCACCCACCTTGCCGGCGAGAAACACCGCTACGACGGCCGCGACCTCCAAATTCGGATGGGCAAGCTCGCCGGCCTCGGAAACGGTGACCTGTCGTGGAACCTGTGGACGCACAGCGACCGCCACGAACGCGACGAGTTCGCGTCCTGGCGCGAGGGCAGACTGAAACTGGACCTGCTGGAGCAGATCTGGGGACCAAAGAACTACACCTACGAAGATCTCGCGACGGCCGCGTTCGTCGTCGACATGCCCGAAGGCTCGTACCCGGTCGTTGTCACCCTGCAGCAGCAGACACGCAAGCGCACCAAGTCGAAGAGGATCATCGAGCAGTACCTGACGCTCGACGTCCACGCGAACCACGGCATCCCGTATCGCTACGACTCGTCCGGAGGGTGGAAAGGCGACCGGGTCTACGGCTTCCACGTCCGCTTCAAGATGCCCCGCCAGGCGGACTGGCAAGTCGACGCCAAAGCTGCCGTCACGGCCTGGGTGTACCAGCACCGAGCCGACAGTGGATTCCGCAAAGCCCAAGAACAGGAGCAGGAGTCATGACTGCGACGTTACGTCCGACCGGAACCGGCGCACCCGACTTCGACGTCGACGAACTGATGGAGAAAGCGGTCGCTGCTGCGTATGCCCGACCGATGTTCGCGCAGATGGAAGCGCAAGAGAAGTGCACAGCCATTGCCGGGGAGATCAGGGGTGCACTCCACAGCTACGGCTGCGCTATCGTGACACCCACCACCTTCACCCCGGAGCCGGTCGACTTCGTATTTGAGGCGTACGGAGTATCTCTCGCCGAACTCGGTGACGACGGCGAAACGATCATCGCATCCGGTCACGTCGACCGACGCCGCATGATCGCCGCGCTCAGCAAATACTGGCGCACCTACGTCGGCGTGCAGTACGACGACATGAACCCTCAAATCGACGGAGTTCGAGCGAAACTCACCGATCAGATCAAACACACATGGGCGGAGTTCACCCGCAACGAAGCCGCCGACTACGGCACCTTCGAGCATTCCTGGATGTGTTGGCCCGCGCCCGCACCAGCCGCCGGCACGGAAACCTCGATCACCAACCGCCAGGTCGCGATCACGCGGTGGGAGGCGCTATGACGACCCCAACTTCGTTTCCCCTCGCAGTATCGGTCTGCGACCTGTTCGTCGACCACACATACCAGCGCGAGTGCGACACTAAACGCGTCCGCAAGATCGCAGCCGAGTGGGATCCGCGGCTCGCCGGTGTGTTGGACGTATCCGATCGCGGCGACGATGCTCAACCTCGATACGCCATCATCAACGGCCAACACCGCTGGGCGGCGGCGGGCATGCGCGATCCCGACGCCCATCTCGTCGTCAACGTCCACACAGGCCTGGACGTCGCCGGTGAGGCTCAGCTGTTCGACGAGATCGATCGGAAAACCAAACCGTTGTCCACGTGGGATCGGTGGCGTGCCCGCAAGGCTGCGGGCGACAGCGAGGTCACGGTCATCGAAGAGGCTGTCGCGCAACTCGGCTTACAGATCAATCCGAAGCCCGGGCCCACCCACCTGCGGTGCATCACGAGCTTGGAGCGTCTCCTACGCAAGGGCGGCCAGTCGTTGGTCGTGAACACTCTGTTCCTGATCACCGATACCTGGCCCCCATCGCAAGATGCACTCGAAGGCGCAATCGTTGCTGGGGTAGGCATCGTCCTCGACTCATTCGACGACGTCGAGGCCGGAGCTACCTTCAAGTCCGGCCGTCTCGCCGACGCGATGGCTGAGATGACACCACGGCAAGTCCGAGCGCAGGCGCAGTCCCTACGAGAGTTCGAATCAGGAAGCCTGCAGGTGATGGTCGCCGTCGTGCTGGTGCGTCTGTACAACAAGGAACGCGGACCGAAGCTGGACGAGAAGGTAGCGCGCCGTGGGTGACAAGACTGGCATCGAGTGGACCGACGCTACGTGGAATCCTGTGACCGGATGTACGAAGGTGTCCCCGGGCTGCGATCATTGCTACGCCGAGTCCATCGCGCGCAGGTTCAACGGGACGCCCGCGTACCACGCAGGGTTCGAGGTCACTCTGCGTCCGGAGCGGCTCGACCAGCCGTTGCGGTGGCAAAAGCCTCGCCGCATCTTTGTGAACTCCATGTCCGATCTGTTTCACGAATCAGTACCGGACGGGTTCATCGCTGCAGTGTGGTTCGTGATGGGGCTGAGCGCAGGATGCATCCCGGAACGCTACCGCGGCCACACATTCCAGATCCTCACCAAGCGACCTGCACGCATGCGAGCGTGGTTGCGCAAGTGGGCCGACGTCGGTGACCCTTCGCTTCCGCCGCAGCACCCGGCTGCAAAGGAGTGCGGCCGCGCTGAGCTCCTTGTCGCGGCAGAAGAGTTCATCGGCGGAGTGATTCTGTACGACTGGATGGACGGGCCGCGGTACTGGCCCGCAGTCCTTCCCAACGTGTGGCTGGGTGTGTCGGCGGAAGATCAGAATTGGGCAGAGATCCGTGTCCCAGCTCTGATCGAGACCCCGGCCGTAGTTCGTTTCGTCTCAGCGGAACCCCTTCTAGGTGGAATCGACTTCGGCGCGATCACGTCACCGCATGACGAGGACTACTCGGCCCTCGATGTTCTCGACTGGGTGATCGTCGGAGGTGAGTCCGGCCACGGTGCGCGCCCGATGAATCCCGATTGGGCGAGATCGGTTCGCGATCAATGCGTTGCAGCGAGTGTGCCGTTTCTGTTCAAGCAGTGGGGTGAGTGGGCACCGCTCGACGTGATTGCACACTCCGACCACTACGCCAGTTTTCCGGGCGGCGAGCAAGTCCGTCGCGTTGGGAAGAAGAACGCCGGCCGCGAGCTCGACGGCCGCACGTGGGACGAGGCGCCGAGATGTGGCTGATCTTCGTTCTCGCCGCTGCCGTCGCGTGCATTGCGCTGTGGCTGGTTCTTCGTGATCCGGACGCGGACCGCGCATCCGGCTATGCACCGTCGTCTACCGAAGCTCGAATACTGAGAGGTCAACTGTGACTAACCCGTTGGTGTTCATCGATACCGAAACCACTGGACTGCATCTCGACCGCCGTCCGTGGGAGATTGCATTGATCCGGAGGGAGCCGCACGGGTACACGACAGAGCTTCGGATCTTCGTCGACGACGTCGACCTGTCGGCGGCCGAGTTGGTGGGTCTGAACATCGGGAAGTTCTACAGCAATCACCCGTCGTTCCGGACGGACAATCCGATGCCGCATTTGCAGGACGGTGAGGAGGAGCAGCAGCATTCGCCGGGGACGTGGCTGGCGACGGAGGCGAAGGCTGCGAGTCTGATCGAGCGCATGACCCGCGGTGCAACTCTGATCGGTGCGGTCCCGAGCTTCGATACTGAGTGTGTCGCGGCGATGTTGCGGCGGCACAGGCTGGTTCCGGCGTGGCACTATCAGCCGATCGATATCGAGGCCATGGCGTTCGGGTACATCGTGAACGAGTGCAGACGGTCCGGTGCGGAACCGCCGACGCTGCCGATCGAGTCTGACGTTCTGTCGAAGATGTGCGGTGTTGCACCTCCGGACGCCGAGTACCGGCATACCGCGATCGGTGATGCCAGGTGGGTGCAGGAGTGGTACGGCGCGCTGATCGAAGGTACAGCGTGACGCGCGCCGAGATCGGTTCTGTGGCTGTTGCGTTGGCGCTGACCGCGTCGGCTGCGTTTTTCGTCGCGCTTCAGGTGTCGTCGATCGCGGTCTCGCTCGGTGAGCGGTATCTCGAACGGCGCCGGCCGAGATGATCAAGACGATTCGTGAGCAGTCGATGTCGGGGTGGCAGATCACCTGTGACGGGTGTGGCCGCAAAGCGAACTTCTTCGTCGACACCGCCCGTGATGCGTTCGCGTTGGCGCGTCGGCACTTCTGGACGAAACGCAGTGCGCGTGACGTCTGCCCCGATTGCGAAAGTTAGGAGACACATCCGATGGAACCAGCAGTGCCCAGGTCGCGGTCAGCCGTCGCAGGCCGCTGTCCGATGGGTTGCGGCGACACCCTGTTCGTCGCGTCCGGAGGCTTCATCACATGCAGTAACGGCACCTGCCCCGACTCGACGATCGTGACGGACATCTTGGAGGACCGGGAGACCGAGCACATGGTCACGCTCGGCGAGGCCGGCTTCACGATCCGCCACCCGCTGAGGGAACGGAAGGATCGTCAGCTCGAGGACTGCTCTCTGCACCGCTACATCGAGGCACTCGACGGCCCGCCTCGCGTGCCCGGACTGTATCGGGTGCGTCGGGGTGAGCGAGTCACCGGGACGCCGCCGTTGGTGAACGTGCGCGTCGGATCGTGGGAGTGGGAGACGGTGACCACGCTATGAGGCTCCCGCTCGCCCGCGCCCGCGGGCCACCCGAACTCGCCCCCCGATACGCCCCCTTTGCTGCTATCTGACAAGGATATCCGTTGCCGTTCTTCCAGCTGGTCGACGAGTTGTCCCAGAATCGCAAGATTCGGGAACTGTTGGACCCCACGCTCGACGGGGACACCGCTGGCTGTGTCGCGTTCACGGTATGGGCTGTTGCCGGTACGTCATGTCAGGCCGCAGGCACCGACGGAGTCGTCAAACGAGCCGACGTCGCCCGCATCCTGCTGGACCCACACATGGGTCTCGACGCTGCCGCGTATCTCGTCCGCGTCGGACTGTGGCACGAGACAGGTCATTCCTGCACTCGCTGCCCACCCGTGAAAGAGGGCACGTACCTCTACCACGACTGGTTCGACATCCGCTACGACACAGGCGAAGCCGTCAGGCTGAAGAACCGCAAGCTCCGGGAACTGAAAGACCCGAAGCTGGTCGCCCAGGTGTGGGCGAGGGACTGCATTGAACCCAGCAACCCGAACGTCGGTCGCTGCCGATACTGCCGGGTGGAGCTCAAACGCTCCGACCGGAAGTCGTCCCTGAAACCTCACATCGATCACGTCGATCCGACTGTCGCTGACGGAGTCCGCAATCTCGTTCTCGCGTGCTCCGACTGCAACAGCAAGAAGGGGAATCGAACACCGGCTGACGCGGGCATGACGTTGCTGCCGCCTCCGCGTCCGGTGGCCGAAGAAACACGCGTGGTCTCGCCACCACGATCCGATGACGGGTTGGTTTCGTCTCCGCAGTCCGACGCAGGGTTGTCTTCGACGGGTAGCTCCCGCGAAGGCGTACTCGCCGGCCGCGACGCAGACGCTTCCGTACTCGCCGGACGTGGCGACGCAGGGACGCGCACGACCACCGGACGCAGCGCATCACGCGCCGCCGCCGATACGTCCATCGATGGGGCAGGCTCGCCGGGGAAACCCGACGCCGGGACAGACCCCACCGAAACCGACGCATCGACGCAGCGGCCGCAACGCATCCCCGCCGATACGGATCAAACCCCGATCAAAACGGATCAAACCCGAAATCAAACTGACGGCACTGTCCTCGCGAGGGCGGGGGCAGGCGCGCGCCAGGCAGGGTCAGGGCAGGGTAGTGGTTTGGGTAGGGGTGTGGGGAAGGGTCACGTCTCTGGGTCTCCCGCTCCTGATCCCTCACCGGAATCCACTTCACGTAAACGGGGACGTCGCAGATCTCGTGGTCGTTCCCGAACCACCCGCACAGCAGATACCGGTGATCCCTCCCCGGATCAGAACATTCACCACCACGATCCTGTCTCGACCCCGGCGCGCGAATCGACGTGGGATGCCGGTGCAGCTCCCGACGTCGATGTGCCAGCTCGATTCGGATCTCCGTGGGCTGGATGGGTCGGACCGCCGTCGGCGGTGACCGAAACCATCTGCCCGACACACCAAGTGCACGAACCGTGCTTCCAATGCAAGAACCCCGACGAGGAGTGATGACCATGTCCGGCCAGGAGGACTTCGCCGCTCGTGCTCTACAGATGCTCGAACAATCGGCTGATTCGGATCTCGACCACGAGTCACGGATGCGCCTAAATGCCCGCGCTCAGGTGTACGCCACTCTCGCGCAAGGTCAGTCGGCCCAACCGGCGACGGCTGAACCGCGCCCAATCCCTGTGCCACAGTCGTCGTCGGTCAGGACTGTCGGCCGCCTAGTTCTACGAGGTGCGGCGACCAAGGATCGACTCAGCCTTCGGAAGTCGGCGCAAAATCGCATGTATGAACTGTTGCTGGAACACGGCGGCGTCGAGGCTAGCGAAACGTTCATCACCGAAGACCGTTGTGCACGCATCGCTGGCGAGATCGTCCAGGGTAAGTACGGCGACATTGATCTGGCTACTGAAACCGAACTCGTTTTCTACCTCGGTGTCCTCGGCGAAGCGCAGAGAATCGTCGCGATCGATGGGGCGCTGTGACTGCGATGATCATCGAGACCCCAACCAGTGTGTGCGTACTGCCGCACAAGCGAATTCCCGACAGGGATGAACCGTTCACTCGGCCTGACGGCTCGACCGGTGTCGGTGACGGATCGACGCCTGTGTGGGATCGGATGGTCGACGGTGGCCGCGCTGTCGCGGCATCGCACGACGGATCGACTTTGTGCCGTGGGCATCTGACGCGGTTGCAGGATCTGATCGCCTCGACGCCCCGAACGGTCGAGTGGATGCGCGAGCAGATCGAGCCGTCGAACACCGCTCCGGATCGCAGTGCCGGGTACACGAAACCGTCGAAGAAGGAACCACCGCTGCCGATCTCGGCGGCTGCTGTCGACTCGGCTGACGAGGAGCTCGTGTTCCTGTGCGAGTGGGCAGATCAGGTGTCGAAGGATCGCAGCGAGATCGGTCCGGACTTGGCCGGCGCCCGAACGACGTGGCGGTCGACGTACCGTCCGCTGACGCCGTTGCAGCGGGAACGGCGTGTGGTCGGATTCCGGGCGATCGACCCGGCCGTTGTGAACGCGACTGTGAACGGTGTCGCGACGTACTTGTTGACGCGGCTCGATTGGATCGCGCAGCAGGAGTGGGCGGGCGAGATGATGTCGGAGCTCGCAGCGAATCGTGGCAGGCATCTGCGGCGGTGGCCACTCGGTGACACTGCTCGGCGGGTGAAGGGGTATCGGTGTTTGAAGTGTCACCGCGAATCGATCGTCGTGCATCCGCCGGCGCACGCTCCGCAGTATGCGGAGACCGTCGTGATGTACGAACCGCCGGAGCATTACCCGCCAGGGGGCATCGGCCCGCGGCATCCGCTGATCCCTCGGCCGCGTCTCGACAACTGGGGTCGCCCGATGCTCGACGCTGACGGTGAGCCGATGGTGCACGTAACCCGCGAGGAGATGTACGCGCATCCGATGCTCGTCGCCTGCTCGGATCTCCGCTGCGGTGAGCGAGTCGACGAGGTGTATTGGGAGTGGGCTCGGTTGGTTGCGGAGTCGGGCAAAGACATTCGAGACAAGGACATCAAAGTCAGGGCGATGGGTTCGACGTCCGGAGCGAGCATCTTCGAAGGGAACGGGTGGTAGTCATGCGCATGACCAAGCGGCGATGCCCTCACTGCAACTCCGCCGTCGACGCGACAACGCTGGTCGGTGAGGGGACTAGTGCTCCGGATGCGGATGACGTCAACGTGTGTCTGTATTGCGCCAAGGTGTCGGTGTTCACGGCATATGGCCTGCGCTTAGCGACCGACATCGAGGCTGCCGAGTTCGAAGAGGACCCGGACGTACAGCTCGCGGTCCGAACTGTCGAGACCCTGATCTTGAAGAACGGATTGAACGATGGCCTCTGACCTGTCACCCGAAGCCATCATCGCGCCCGAGGTTGTGATGGCGCGTCACGCGATCAGTTTCCGCAAGGTGCCCGTTAATCTGCAGATCGAATGCGACCGTCACGTGGCCTGCGAAGGTTGCGGCTGGGTCTCGTCCGACTGCAAGAACACAGACCCGCGTACCGAGCATGCTTTGCATCAGCTGGAGAGGCTGCGGCACAACGGACACACCGTCGTGCCAAGTGGGGCACGTAAAAACGCGCATGTCACTCAGCATGGAACGACCGCAGAATACGAGTTCGGATGCCGATGTGCGAAATGCAAGAACGCAATTCGCGTCAGTGTCGCTGATCGTCGTGAGCGGCGACGCCGCGAACGGGTGAACATCGACGGGCGTCTGGTGCATCCACGGGCTAAGCACGGGCAGAACTCGGGCTATCACAACTTCGGTTGCCGGTGCCAGCCCTGCGTGGACGCACACACTGCGATGAAACGGCAGGAGAGGGCGAGGGCTGCTGCGAGGAAGGAAAACGGGTGAGTCTGGGACCGATGTATCACTGGTCACCTCGGTCTCGCCTGTCGGGCATCAAGCGTTTGGGTTTGGTGCCGGGCAAGCGAAACATCGAAGGTCCGGTTTACCACGATCCGGGCGACCCGGGAATGGGAGAGTTCGTGCAGCCAGGCGTCTGTCTGTCGCCTGATCCCGCTACGGCATGGGCCTATTCGCACGGGGCTTGGCGGACACCGGGGACATTCGATCTGTGGCAGCTGTGGCTTGCGGATGAGGATGAAGTCCATGTCCTGCCGCAATGGGGGCACCGAATCGTCGAGGTGCGTGTGCACAACCGGATCAAGAAGAGCCGGCTCGTGTGGATAGCTGAGCGAGAGGGCACGAGGTCATGACGCAGGATCCTCTCGATGTGGACTCGGAGGAGTACGTGACACTTGCGACCGCAATGAAACGAACGAGCCGATCGCGCAGGACGATTGGGCGGTGGGTGAAGTCAGGTGCGGTGCGGGTGCTGGATCTTGGTGACGTGCGCGGGTATCACCTCAGTGACCTGCTCGATGCGGAAGCACAGGCGCATGCCAACGCGACACGCGTGCGCACACAGTAGATGCGGTGTGACCAGCATGTGCCCACCCGATGGTGTACTCTTCGCGTAAGCGATCGGTGACTCTGCGTCCCGGTCGCTGTCGCATGTCCGGAGGTAGTGATGCCGAGAGCAGCGAAGCGAGTGTGTTCGGTACCAGGCTGCCCATCCATACAAGCTGGCCCGCTGTGCGTCGAACATGCACGCGAGCGCGAGCGACACCAGCGTCGAACGGTACCGACCAAGATGACGAGAGACAGTGCCGAGCAGACACGCCGAGCACTGGCTGTCTCCGATTGGGTTGTGAAGCACGGCTACTGGTGCCCCGGCGTTCTGCGTCCCGGACACTCATCGCGCGACCTCACCGCAGCCCATGACCCACCGATCGCGCTCGGGGGCGACCCTCGCGGCACACTGAAAGTCCACTGCCGTTCGTGCAACAGCCGCCAGGCAGCCCGCTTTTGATCGCTGCGCAAGCCTCTGACCAGCGAAAATGCAAAATGGTTCGCGCAGGTAACCAACGCTCTGACCTGCGGAAACGCACCCCAGGGGGGTGCCCCCTGAGGCCCCCTCTCAAGGTTCGCCGTGGGGGAGGTCGCTAAATGGTGCGGAGGGTTCAACATGTCTGAGATTGCGCCGCCTTCGGCTGGTGAGGTCGCCCTTCAGATCGGCCGAAAAGCGAAGAGACATCCGACGACGCCGAGGTTGTGTTCGACGGCGCCGACGGTCAGATAGATGTCTTCGTGGCCTCGGCGTATGAGCAGTCGTTCCGAGTCCGCTACACCCGCTGGGAATTCGTCGGCCTGCTGTGGCGCGGATGGATCGTCCTTTTCCGAACTCCGAGATAAGGGAGCTGTCACATGCCAGGTGACATCACAACATTCAGAGCGCGTCAGGCCAAGGTCGATGCGATGCATTTCTACGGCACCGCGGAATCAGGACGTGCAATCGTCGACTGGGTGTTCCGACTCGGCGGGATCGCAGAATGGCGCGACGCGCAACCAGCTTTTCAAGACGCCGACGGCAAAGGCCGTGGCTCACAGCCTGGCGCACTGTACGTAGGCGCGATTCCGGTCCCCACCAGATCGTGGGCGGTGTTGTCGGATGGGCAGTGGTCGGTGATGCCCGACGAGTTCTTCGTCGAATACTTCACTGCCGCACCGGACATTCCGCGCTCGATCATTGTGGACTACGGCGGGGTCGGGAAGCTCACCGTCGACGGCGAGGAGTTTCCGTATCCGGTGTCGGTCGACCACCCGATCCAGTCTCAGGCAGTGGCCGGCAGATTCACCGTCGTTACGATCCCAGTCCTCGTCGAGAAGTTCTACAGCAATGCCAAGCGTCCTGATGCGTGACTGGACGCACGAGCTCGTCGCGTCGTGGATCCGCAAGCTCGCTCATCGGTTCGGCTGGTTCTGATCTTTCGCTCGGCGCAATGCCGCGCGGTTTTTCGAGTGCGGCGCAATGCCGCCGGTGGGAGTTGATGAGTCGTGGTGAATCACGGAGGTGCACGGAATCGGTCGGGACCGGCGGCGAACATGTACTCGGCGCGGTCGGATGCGCGAGACCTGCGGGCTCGGAAGCTTCCTGTCGGCGGGTATGACGGGGACTTCCCGCCGCTGTCTGATTTCCTGCCCGACGCGAAAGAGCGTGAGGGCCAGGTATGGGCGCAGGCCTGGCGGTCTCCGCAGGCCGATCAGTGGATTCGCGAGTCGTGGCGCCACCGAACGATTGCGATGTGGGTCCGGTGGTCGGTGAAGATGGAAGATCCTGAGGCACCGGCCGCGACGGCTGCGGCCGCGCAGCGTCTCGCTGACAGCATCGGTATGACGCCGGCCGGTCTGAAGGAGAACGGCTGGCTGATTGTGGCCGACGATTCGACCGACAATCCCGAGCAGAAGGCCAAGCAGTCCGCGGCGAAGAGATCGGTGGGCCGCACGATGGCCAACGGTAAGAGAATGCGCGCCGTCGCAGCGCCTACGACCCGCGACGATGACGACTGAGGGTTTCGTAGTCGACTTCCCGACGCTGGCCGACGTCGGGGATCCGTGGAAGCAAGCGCACTGCTCGATACCGGATGGGTTCGATCAGGGTAAGCCGTTCGTCAGTTCGGACTGGCAGTTCTGGTGCGATGCCAACCATTACCGCGTCAAGCGGAGTGCCCGGTGGCAGCCGAAGAAGCCGTTGATGAACGAGGCGTTCCAGTACCGGCGCTCACTGGTCGTCGGTCCGCAGAAGTGCGGGAAGGGTCCGTGGTCGGCTACGGGTATCGCGCTCGAAGCGGTGGGCCCGTCACTGTTCGCCGGGTGGGCTGAGCCGGGCGATGGGTACGCGTGCTCGGACTGGGGCTGCGGTTGCGGGTTCGAGTACGAGTACGAGCCGGGCGATCCGATGGGCATGCCGCATCCGTCGCCGCTGATCCAGATGACGGCGACGTCGGAAGATCAGGTCGACAACGTCTACCGGCCGCTGAAGACGATGATCAAGAACGGCCCCCTCGCCGACTTGATGCTGATCCGGGAAGGGTTCATCCGGCTACCGGGTGACGAGAACCGGGTCGACGTCGTCACCGCCTCGGCGAACAGTCGCCTCGGTAACCCGGTCTCCTACGTGCTGCACGACGAGGACGGCCTCTACACGAAGTCGAACAAACTCATCAGCGTTGCGCAGACACAGCGTCGTGGTCTCGCCGGTATGCGCGGCCGTTCGATGGCGACGACGAACGCGTGGGATCCGTCGGAGAAGTCGGATGCACAACTGACGTGGGAATCGCGCGCAAAAGACGTGTTCAAGTTTTACCGGATTCCACCGAAGCAGTTGTCCTGGAAAGACAAACGCGAACGCCGCAAGCTGCTGAAGTTCGTGTACGCGGATTCACCATGGGTGTCGATCGATTCGATCGAGGCAGACGCGGCCGAGCTGAACGAGCGCGATCCCGCCGAAGCCGAACGGTTCTACGGTAATCGGCTGGTCAGCGGTCAGGGCACATGGCTGAAGGCCGGACTGTGGGAGAGCGCATATGCCGGTAGCGACTAAGCAGGAACGGTTGTGGCTGCCGAATCCACCTCGCGGAACGATGATCTGCGCAGGGTTCGACGGATCGCTGAACAACGACTGGACAGCGATCCGGTGCGAAACCCGCTCCGGCCGCAGTTTCACCCCGCGGTTCGGGCCGGACAAGAAGCCGACGATCTGGAATCCCACCGAGTACAACGACGAGATTCCCCGCGACGAGGTGTACGCGGCCGTCGACGAGATCTTCTCGCGTTGGCACGTCGCCCGAATGTACTGCGACCCCGAGGATTGGGAATCGGAGATCGGGGACTGGTCGGTGACACACGGCGACGAACATGTCTTCGAGTGGCGCACCAACCGCACAGCGCAAATGTATTCGTCGATCCGGCGGTTCGAGAACGATCTGCGTAGCCGGCGGATCAGCAACGACGGCTGCCCGATCACCGAGACGCACATGTCGAACGCGCGTAAGGCCGCGAAGACCGGTCAGATGTACCTGCTGCAGAAACCGAACGAGCACCAGAAGATCGACGCAACGATGGCGTCGATCCTCGCGCACGAAGCATGCGCCGATGTCCATGTCGCTGGCTGGCCGGAACCCGTCGACACCAGAGTGTTCTGCCTGGCCTGATCCGAAAGAAGGTGCCCATGGTCTTCTTGCGCACCGCGCTTTCCGACGACGAGTCGAACATGGTCGAGAAGATGCAGGCCAAGCTGCATCGCCGCAAGCGGTTCGATGATCGGTTGCAGGCGTACTTCGAAGGTTCGGTCCGTATATCGCAGCTCGGTCTCGCTGTGCCACCGAATCTATGGGTGCTCGAGACGATCGCGAACTGGCCGCGCGTGCAGGTCTCGGAGATCTCGAATCGTCAGCGGATGCGCTCGATCATGCGTCCGGATCAGGTCGTGGCCGACGCTGCGCTGATGGAGGGCTTCCAGGCGAACAACCTCGCCTCGGAGGCCTCGCTGAATCACACGCAAACGATGGTGTTCGGCCGCGGCTTCGTCTCGGTGGGCACGAACGAGGATGACGACGAGCATCCGCTGATCTCGATCGAGTCGCCGCGCGAGATGACGTGCCTGGTGAACACCCGTCAGCGTCGGATGGATGCCGCGATGCGCACGTTCCGCAGTGAGGACGGCGACCTGTTGGGCACCTTGTTGCTGCCGAACAAGACGATCCAGATTTCGTTGCGCGCGGGCGGCTGGCGGATCGATGAGGTCGGTGACGACAACGGTATCGACGAGCACGACCTCGGCCGGGTCCCGGTCGTGATGTTCCTCAACCGACGGAAAGCGGGCGAGTGGGACGGAGAGTCGGAGATGACCGATGTCATCCCGATCACCGATGCGGCCGCGCGCGCGTTGACGAACTTGCAGTACGCGCTGGAGACACATGCGACGCCGCAAAAGTGGGCACTCGGCGTCGACCAGAAGGACTTCGTCAACGAGAAGGGCGAGCCGATTCCCGCGTGGGAGTCGTACATGCACTCGGTGTGGTCGACGAAGAACGACAAGGCGAAGTTCGGCAACTTCACGCCCTCCGATCTGCGGAACTTCCACGAGACGGTCAGCCTGTACGGAGAGATGGCGTCGTCGGTCTCGGGTCTGCCGCTCCGGTACTTCGGCAAGAACACCGCCAATCCCGCTGCCGAGGGCGCGATCCGCGCGGACGAGGCCCGGATGATCAACAATGCCGAGAACAAGATGATCGACAACGGCGCTGCGTGGTCGTGGGTGGCTGCACTGTACGAGCGGTTCCGGACAGGGGAGTGGCTGCCCGGCAATCAGATCACCGTCGAGTGGTACAACGCTGCGACGCCGACGAAGTCGGAAGAGGCAGATTCGATTCAGAAGCTCAACGGCGGAACCCCGGTGTACTCACGGGAGGGGTCGTGGGACGAGATGGGTTGGTCGGAAGCGCGGAAGAACCGTGAACGACAGTACTTCGAGAAGGAAGAGTCCGATCCGGTATTCGACCGCCTCAACCGGAGGCTCTCCGATGTCGCCAACCGTAACGTGGACGCGGGCGAGGGTTCTGTGACCCCGTCGAACGTCGATGCTGCCGCAACCGTCCGCTGAGAACTACCTGCGGCAGCAGGACATTCAGTCGGAAGCCCTTGTCGCCGCGACGCAAATCTGGGGTCCGCGACCTCCGAAGGATTTCGATTCCTGGTTCGCGGCGAACGTCGATCGACTCGTTGCTGTCGTGGCGTTGGCGCAAGACGCTGCCGTGGCCGGCGCCGAGGACTACGTGGACGACACGCTCGACGTACTCGGCACTGCCGTTGCCCCGATCGCGGAGATAGCGCCCGGATCTCTGGTTGGCATCGCCTCCGACGGGCGGCCGCTGGACTCGTTGATGTACGGACCGATCATCAGCGCCAAGGGCGAGATCGGAAAGTCCATGGCCGCGGGCAAGTCGTTCACGAGCGATATCGCTGCGCAGGCATGGCAGACAGGGCTGCAAGCACTTCAGATGCGCGTCCAAACACAGGTCGCCGACGCCAATCGCGTGGCCACCGGTTTAGCAGTGACCACTCGCCCAGGGACTGGCTATGTGCGGATGCTGAACCCCCCGTCGTGCTCACGGTGCACGGTGTTGGCAGGGAGGTTCTACCGCTTCAGCGCCGGGTTCCTTCGGCACCCGGGCTGCGATTGCCGCCACGTACCGGCACGCGAAGAGGACGCAGAGGACCTCCGCACAGACCCGATGGACACTTTCCACTCGCTGAGTGCGGAGATGCAGGACCAGATCTTCACCATTGCGGGCGCGCAGGCTATTCGAGACGGCGCGGACATTGCGCAGGTGGTGAACGCTCGTCGCGGCGCCAACGGTCTCGCTACTGCGGGGCAGCTGATGACACGCAGTGTGTACGGGCGGCAATTGATCACGACGACCGAAGGCGTCACCAAGCGCGGTGTAGCTGGAAAGTTGATTCGCGCACGGGGCCGAGATCCGGTGACGACTCCGCGTCTGATGCCCGAGGACATCTACGACCTCGTCGGTGGTGACCGCGCGGAGACCCTGCGTCTGTTGCAGCTCAACGGGTACGTTCTCGATCGGTCCGGCCCGGCGGCGGGTGCGGGCTCTCGGACGGGCCTGGTCCCGAAGCTCAACGGCGACCGTGGTGTTGTCGATCTCGATGCGGCGCAGCGTGCACGACAAGCGCAGCAGCAAGTGCAGGCGCTGGAGGCCGAGCAACAGTTGCTCGCGCAGGGACGCCGGATCGCGGAGGACGCCGCCGATCTCGGTGCCCAGCGCCGCGCGGCAGCGCCGAGATTCCCGTTCTCGGTCAGTGCGGGTGTTCCTGCCGAGGCGGAGCGGGCTGCGAGGGAGTCGATCGCACGGATCCCGGTGAGCGTGCGGGAAGAACTGAATCGTCAGACGGTGCAGCTGTACATGGCACGCAAGGTCAGCCTCCTCGACGATCAGGCGGTGCGGGCTCGCTACGCGAACTTGGTGACAGCAGACGGGCGTCTCGCCGACGACGTATCGTTCTTCTCTCCCAACTCCGGTGACGTGATCATTTCGACTGATCCCGGTCACGGTTCTGTTGACCTGGTTGCGCACGAGTTGGGGCACGCTATCGATTACCGGGCTCTGCGTCGGAACCCGCCTGTGGTGTCGTGGCAGGAGCAAGGGTCTCGGTCGCTGCCTGCATCGGCCCGTGCGGCCGCGCAGAGGGAAGTGTCCACAACGGTGTACGCCGTCCAAGACGATCCATACGTCAAGTGGGCGCACGATCGGGTGTCGAAGCTGTACGGCGACGCGTATTACCGACTCGGGTCAGTTGGCACGAAGAAAAGCGGCCGCTCGGAATGGGTCGCGGAGGGATATGCCGCGGTGTTGAACGGCAACCGATCGCGTCTCGAAAACATTTCCGGCTACGATAACCAGGCAGCGGATGTGCTCGCCTGGACGTTCCGGAGATTGGGGCTGATCGAATGATTGCACCGGTCCTGGTTCTCGGCGGTTTCCGCTACTTGTCCGTCGACGGCACGATATTGCAACCCGACCGGGTGTTCTCCGACGCGGACATTGCCGCCCAACGGGTATTCGACTCCGATTTCGATCCGGAGATCGAGAGTGCGCCCGGGGACCCGGAGATCATCAATCCTCGCCGCCGACCGTATTGGGAAGCAGTGGCGCAGCGCGCCGGCTACCAGCTCGACGATCTACTGACCACCCGATAGCCGACACCACAGTAGGGCCCCGCACGCACCAGCGTCGGGGCCCTTTGTCGTCGCTGCACATCGTTTCTCGATCGGTGTGCTGTTCCATCCTGGGTCCGCACCGGGCCAGGGTCCGCGCCGCCCGCAACGGGCAGGCTGCTCACGAAGGAGTCACACCCGATATGAAGCGCACCATTCTCACTGCCGCACAGTTCGCCGCCCTTGCGAAGCGTCCACCGGTCACGGTCTGGAATCAGCAGCCACGTCAGCAGCAGTTCGAAGGCGGCGACGGGGCCGGCGACGGTGATGGCGGCGACGACGGTTCGGATGGTGATGACGGCAGCGGCTCCGGTGACGGTAGCGATGCCGGCGACAAGGATGGCGGCGACGGTAGCGATGCCGGCGATGGTGACGACGGCGGCGACGACAAGAAGCTCGGGCCCGCCGGCGAGAAAGCTCTGAACGCCATCAAGGCGAAGGAGAAGGATCAGCGCACCAAGCGGATCGCCGCCGAGAAGGAGAACCGCGAGCTGAAAGCGAAACTCGCGGAGAAGGACTCCGGCAAGCCTGGCGGTGACGAAGAGCAGCGCAAGCGGGAGTCCGAGATCACGGCCCGCGCGAACGCGAAGATCGTCCGCTCGGAGGTCCGCGCAGCGGCAGCTGGTCTGCTCGCTGACCCGGCCGATGCACCCAGGTTTCTCGACCTCGAGCAATTCGAGGTGGGTGAGGACGGCGACGTCGATTCGTCCGCGATCGAAGATGCGATCAAGGAACTGATCGAGGACAAGCCGTACCTGGCCGCGCAAGGCGGCAAGAAGAAGCCACCGCCCAAGCCTGACGGACGTCAGGGTGGCGGCGGTGGTCGAAGAATGTCCGGCTCCGATCTCGGCAAGGCAGAAGCTGCGAAGAGATTCGGCAACCGAGACAAGAAGTAGCCGCGCGAATTCACGGCCAGCACACCCAATTCCCATCTCACCCTTTGAAGGAGGGACGAGCATGACTTCCATCGCAGTGCAGAGCACCGAGTTTCAGAACGACAACCGGCAGTGGCTCCTCAGCCCGCACGGCACCGACCCGGGAACGACCCCGTCGATCACCCTCGACGTCTCGACGTTCACGCAGGCCACTCACTACCCGAACGGCTTCATCGTCTCGGGCATCGTGATCGCGCAGATCACGGCCACCAAGAAGTACGGACCGGCGGACAGCACCGCCACCGACGGCCGACAGACCCTCACGCCCAGCACCGTCGGAATCCTGTTCGCAGGACGCAAGATCCCGAACCTGCTGGACCTGACCAAGGACGTCGGTTCCGCACTGCTGGTGCACGGCTTCGTCGACCCCGCCAAGCTGCCGATCGCCAACGCGGCCGCCGGCGGCGGATTCCTCACCACTGCCGCCCGAGACGCACTGCGTCTCATCCACTTCGCGTCCTGACTCGGGCCGCCTGAAACTCGAACCGTCTCGAAAGGACACGCAATGCCTCAGTTCCTCGACGCGCCGGTGCCACCCGACGCTCTCACCACCTTCGTGCGTGAAGTCCCCAAGCCGCGCAACAACCGCATCTCCGAACTCTTCACCCAGCGCACCCTCGACACGAACACTGTCGACTTCGCCGAGATCGTGAAGACGAACCGGACCGCGAAGTACCGCAGCTTCGACGGACGCATCCACGTCTCCAGCCGGGACACCGGTTCGGAGAAGCGAGTGCCTCTCGCTCCGCTGTCGAGCTCCTCGCCGGCCATCGGTGAATACGAGCGCCTGCAGATGGAGTTCGCTCGCACGCAGGGCACCAACAAGGCCGCGCTCGAACGCGCCGTCTACAACGACGGCGAGAACCTCACCAACGAGGTCTACAACCGAATCGAGCTCGCCTGGGGTGACGTCCTCACCGACGGCAAGCTCACCATCAACGAGAACGGCTACCAGGACGAGGCCGACTACGGTGTGCCCGCGAATCACTTCGTGGCCCCGGCTGCAGCTCCGTTCTCGAACATCACCACCTCGACTCCGCTGACGGATTTCGTCAACTGGTGCGACACCTACAACGCCACCAACGGGTTCCTTCCGGGTTCGATGCTGACGACGTTGCAGGTGTTGCGCTACTTGCAGCGCAACAAGGAGATCATCGACGCCGTCTTCGGCGCGACGCAGGGCCGCACTCACGTCAACCGTGCGGAGCTGAACAACCTGTTCACCTCCGAAGGGTTGCCATCGGTCCTCGACCCGTACGACAACATCCTCGACGTCGACGGTGTCGCGACGCGGGTTCTGCCGAACGACCGCATCATTCTGCTGCCGCCGAACCTGGAGGATCTGGGGTTCACCGCGTACGGCACGACGGCCACCGCTCTGCGGATGGCGGACTCCGGCGAGATCGACCGCGCCGAGGTCGACCCGGCCGGCATCGTCGCCAAGGTCACCAAGGTTGACGGCCCGCCGGTCCGCGAGTTCACCTGGGTCGACGCGTGCGGTCAGCCGATCCTCTCGAATGCCCGCCGCCTCATGGTTGTGGATGCGTTCTGATGGCCCGCCTCGCAGCGTTCGTCCACGTGGCGGACAAGAACGGTGAAGTCCACGCCTTCGGCCCCGACGACGACGTACCCGCCTGGGCGGTGAAGCTGATCGGCAACCCCGGCGCCTGGGAAGAGGCACCGGAGTCAGCGAAGGCCTCGCCGCGCAAGACGACGAAACCCGCGGCGCCGAAGCCTGTCGTTCCGGAGTCCGACACTGCACCCGCACCGGAGGCGCCGGCAGCCAAGCCCGTGCCGGGTGAGGCATTCGCCGCCGAGTCGGGTGAACACCTGGAGGACTGAGCCATGGCCAGCACGGACCCATTGATCACCGTGCAGGACATGCGAAACGGCACGATGGAGGCCTACCCCGACAGCGATACGGAAGAGCAGCAGCAACTGCAGTTCTTCATCCGTTTCGCGTCGGGTAAGGCTCGTCGCGGGGTTCGCAGGGCCAGCGGCCTCGATCTCGATACTGGTCTCGCCGACGGCACCGTCGATAGAGACCTGTTGACCGGAACGATGGTCGTCGTCGTATTCCGTGCGCTCGAGATGTGGCGTCGCGGCGTCGGCGTACGGAACCGGCAGTATCTCGAAGAGTCGACGGAGTACTCCGACGGCGAAGCAGGCTCGTCGTCGCTGGTGTACTTCACCGAAGACGAGATCGCAGACCTGGTCCCGGACGTCCCCAGCACCAGTGCTCGGGAAGCGTTCACCATCACCCCGATGCCGCGCTGATGGCCAGATACCCCCAGCGCTGGTCGATCCTGCGCGAGAACCCACCGGAGTACGACGAGAGCACAGGGAACTACTTTCCTGTGCCCCCGACGTATCAGGAATGGACGGGACTGCTGCAGCAGCGGTTCCTCGACACCAAGCAGACCGTGATGCCCGGCAATCGGACGCTCGGCGAGCTTGTCCTGCAACTCGACCCGTATCTGCCCGGCGGTCTCAGTGACCGCGACAAACTTCGTTTCGACGGCGACCGCAGGGTCCGCGGCTCCAACGAAGGACTCGGCGGGCTGATCGCGGTCGGTGACATCGTCCACGTTCGGGGACGACCGAAAGAGCGCCGGCCGACACACGGCGGGCGCGTCGACTACATCGTCGCGATCGTCGAGCATGCCTCGGACATGACCGGGAACTCGTCGACGCAACCGTGAGAAGAAGTGGAGATCCGCAATGGATCAGTCGCAGCCGAAACCGTTGCCCCCGTACCCGACCACCGATCACTACCTCGTTCGGCAGCTCGCCGACGATCTCGATGGTCTCGCATTCGGCGAATCGGACTGGCACTTCAACTTCCGCACCGAATCGAACTACTACCGGCCACTCGCGCAGGCCTTCCTGAATGCGCAGGCCGGATGGTTCCTCGACATGCGGACCCGGGAATGGGTCCCGCGAGATCAGTTGTCCGACGAACAGAAAGCGATGACCTGACCAGGTTCATCGCGAATGTGTCGTCCCCCTCAGTACTACCGAAGGAGCAGTTCCATGACCGATCAGGTCACACCCACCGACGGACCTCAGTCGCAGAAGATCATCGTCTGGACCGACAAGGACGGCCGTAAGCACTCGGCCGCGGAAGGATCATTCGCGCACAAGGCGCATCTCGCGGAGAAGGAAGCCGACGCTGCAGTCGCTGCGGATACGGCAGACAGCGACAGCGCCGCTTTTTCCGACGCGGCGAGTTCCGATGCGGACGCCGCGGCTTCCGATCCGACGCCGGCGCAGTTGACGTCGACGGCATCCGGACGGCCCGCCGGACCTCCCAGGGCCGGTTCCGCCAAGCCTTCCTGATGGCCGCACGGCTCACGGTGTACCCCGCGCAGGTCCGCCAGCAGGTCACCGACACCACCTTGGATGACCGAGTGGACATCGCGAAACTGATCGTCGCCGAAGCCCAACCGGTCGCGCCGGTCGACACCGGGTACTTCCAGTCACAGTTCGACGTCGAGACCGAAGGCAGTCGAGTGTTCGCGGTCAACTCCGCGGACGACGCCAGCTACATCGAGTTCGGCACTCTCGACACACCGCCCGCGGCCGTGATGACCGATGCCGCGCGCAATCACGGCAAGTACTCCGGATGGGTGCCGAGATGACACCGAAACTGCGAATCCCGTTCGCCCCCGGAGCCGTACGCGAAGCGCTGCACGACGACGAGGATCTGATCGCTCACGTACCGAAAGAGCTGATCACCACGCGGGACTATCCGGAGAACATCGTCCGCCCGTTCATCGTCATCCGCGGCGCAGGCAACAAGGGCGACGACCCGATGCTGCGGAAACCGTTCGTGCAGATCGACGTCTTCGCCCCACCGCCCGAACTGCTGCGGGCGGAGCCTGCACCGATCCTCGCCGATCCCGAAGAAGTTGCATGGGATCTCGCAGGCCTGTGCGGGCAGATCATCGGGCACACCACCAAGCGGCTGTTCCGGAACTGTTCGTGGAACGGCCGTTGGGTCGACGGCCCCGGTATCGGCCCGCAGATCGACAAGTCTCGCGGCGAGAACATGCCGCTCTACCGCCAGACGGTCCGCGTCGAACTGACAATGACCGTCCGAGAACTGCCCTCCTTCCGGTGGGCATGAACCCCGGTTCGGGGTGTCCTGGCATGCGCCCCGAACCGGGCTCTACACCGACGCGCTCACGGACGTGGGCCGACAACGTTGAAAGGAATCACCCGTGAGCAACCACGCCGATCCGAACAAGGCAGTCGTCTACCTCGACTGCGACTTCTACCGCGCACCCGCCGGAACGCTGTTGCCCGCCAACCCGTTCGCCGAGAATCCGGTGACCGGCTCAAGCCCCGGTGTCGCATGGGATGCCTTCGGTGGTCTGCAGATGGGCTTCGACATGACGCCCTCGCAGGACATCAAGAAGCACCGCGTGATGAACTTCCGCAAATCCGCCTACGGTATGACCTCGTCGCCGCGCGACGACACCATGAAGTTCCGTGCGACAGACCGCTCGAAGGCAACGTTCCTGACCATGCTCGAAGGCGGCGAGGTCATCGAACTGAGCCCCGGCAACTACGAGTACAAGAAGGGCAACGGCGAGGAATTCGCCGTGCTCGCCGTCTGCCGCGACATCACCGCCAACGCCTGGTTCTACTGCGAACGCAACCGTCTCGGCACCCCGCCGCCTCGTTCGTTCAAGGGCGAGGATCTCGACGGCTGGGAGTTCGAGCTCATCGCGCTGAACGAGGTCCGCGAGGGCGGCGACGCGAACCCCCTCGAACCCTGAGCCCAGACCGGTCCTGATCGGCTCCACTTCCCATCGAAGGTGAATTCACATGCCAGAGAACAAATCCAAGAAGGACAAGAACGACGCTCCCCGCCTCGGCGACACTGCCGCGGCGGGGGAGCGGTTCGATCTCGACGACGTGCTCGCAGTCGGCGGTGACCCCGTCGCGTTGCCGATCGTCCCGAACAACTACGAACCCGTGCCCATATCGTTCCTCGGTGTCGACTACGCGATCGGCCGGAGATACACCGGCAGCACGGTCCGAGAATTCTTCGCCCTGATGCGGGTCACGGGCACCGATCGTGCGGCCGAGGTGCTCGACATCGTCCTCACAGATGGTGATCCGAACCAGCTGTGGTCCGACATCTCGCCGCTGAGCATCTACGAGTCGAACAAACTGTTCGAGGCCATCTACAAGATCGCCGGCTTGATGAACCTGTCGGGGAAATTCTTGGCGTCCTGACCGCCCTCGAAGACGAGGACGGTTGGGACGCATGCCTCGCCTCACTGCGCGTGCACGCTCATCTGGACCTGCGCGCAGAGCTGAACACGATGCAGTGGCAGGACCTGTGCGCGCTGGTCCATGACGCGCTCGAACGCGACACGCAGCAGCACCGCGACTCCGAGAACATCGCCATGCTGCTCGACCGCGACAACTTCTATCTCGACGCCGAATATCAACAATGGATCACCGATCCGAACGATCCAAAGGTCAAGGCGGACCACCTCGCTCGCAAGCAACGAGGGGTCACCCCGCCACCCAAGCCGATGCTGTATCCGATCGCGCTGCGCCGTCCGGAACTGGCCGAGATCCATATGACGCGCTACCGCGAAATCGCCGAGCACTATGCCTCGCCTGCCGCCGATCGACCGATGACGTTGGCAGAAGTTCTGAAGATGCGAAAGAGGTGATCGTGTGCCCGGTGGTCGGATAGACGTCGAAGTCGCGATCAACGCGCGCAACGCGCCTGCGGATCTGCAGCGGACGCTCGCACCTGCGATGACCCAGGCGAAGGCCTTCGCGGGCGCGATGGGTTTGGCTATCGGCGGCGCTGCCGTCGCTGCCGGTGTCAAGCAGATCATCGACATCGGCAACGACTACACGACCACGATGAACACCCTGCAGGCTGTCACTCGTGGCACCGAGGAGCAATTGGCAGCCGCGGGCGAGCGCGCCAAGGCACTGGGCAACGATATCTCGTTGCCGGGCACGTCGGCGTCGGACGCTGCGGCGGCGATGACCGAACTCGCCAAGGGCGGGTTCTCGATTCAACAGTCGATGGATGCAGCGAAAGGTACGTTGCAGCTCGCGGCAGCGGCACAGATCGACGCCGCGTCTGCCGCGACGATTCAGTCGCAGGCCCTGCAGTCCTTCGGTCTCAATGCCGACTATGCCGCGAAGGTGTCGGACGTCCTGGCGAACTCGGCGAATGCGAGTTCTGCCGAGATCACTGACGTGGCATCGGGTTTGCAGCAGTCCGGTGCTGTGGCGAATCAGTTCGGTATGTCGATCGAGGACACCGCGGCCACGCTCGGTGTGCTGGCCAACGCGGGCATTCAGGGGTCCGACGCTGGCACGTTGCTCAAGTCGACACTGTTGGCGCTGACGGACCAGTCGAACCCGGCGCAGGGCGCGATCGAGGATCTCGGTCTGACGGTGTACAACGCGCAGGGCCAGTTCGTCGGCATGTCGGAGCTGTTCCGTCAGCTCGACGAAGCGGCTGCGTCGATGACGCCGGAGCTGTACCAGGCGGCGACGGCAACCCTGTTCGGATCGGATGCGATGCGGCTCGCAGGTGTCGCTGCCGAGCAGGGCCAAGCTGGGTTCGATTCCATGCGCACCGCGGTGGACCGCCAGGGCGCGGCTGCTGAAGTCGCTGCAGCCAAGACCAAGGGGCTTCCCGGTGCCATGGCATCGGCAGGCAACGCCGCCGAGACGCTCGCACTCGGGGTCTACGATCTCGTCGACGGACCTCTGGAAGACCTGATCACCAAGGGCGCGGACTTCGTCACCAACGTCACACCCGGTCTGATCAGCGGCATGCAGAGCGCCGGCGAGGCACTCGCTCCGGTCGCGGGGTTCGTCGGTGACCTCGCGCAGGCCTTCGGTGATCTGCCTGGTCCCGTTCAGGCCGTGGGCATCGCCCTGGGCGCTCTGAAAATATCCGGTCTCGACGACACCATCGGTAGCACCATCAATGGGTGGCGTGAATCGATCTCGGACTTCCGCGCGGAGATGGCCGGCGAGATCGAGATGCAGGCCGCGCTGTCGGGGATCTCGGATGCCGACACCGCCAATCCCTTCGGATCGTTGACGGGCGACGCCGAAGACCTCGCTGGTGCGTTGGAAGAGAACGCGGAACCGATCTCGGAACTCGCAGCTGGGTTGGCGACATTGGAGCGCCGCTCCCCGGCGATCCGGAACATGGCCGAGGGCTACCGCGGGGTCACCGCACGGACGAGGGAGTTCGCCAACCAGCAGAGGGCTGCTGCCGGCAACTCCGGCGCGTTGACCTCCGTGCTGCGCAACGCTACTGCGCGTGCATCGGAATTCGCCGGAGTCGCCGGCGGTACAGCGGTAGCGGGTCTGCGCGGCATGAGGTCAGCTGCCAGTGGTGTCATCGGCGCCCTGGGTGGGCCGTGGATGCTGGGGATCATGGCCGCGACCGCAGCGATCGGTGGCATAGTCGCCGAGAACGACAAGGCTGCGCGTCAGCAGGACATCCTCGCCGACTCCTCGTCCAGGCTGGCTGTGGCTCAGCGCGATGTCGCGAAGGCATTCCAGGAGTCGAACGGTGAAATGTCCGATACCGCCATGGCGGCGATCTCGGCGAACGTCGGCACCGTCCGTGAGGATCTGCAGAGCCTGGCCGACACTGCGCCGGGGTTCTGGGCGCCGTTCGCTGCGGCCGGAAAAGATATCGCCGCTCCCTTTCAGGGTGAGTGGTGGACCGGTACCGAGGAATACGACAAGCTCGAGCAGACCGCAGAAGCGGCTGCGCGGACCAAGGACGCATTCGATTCGCTGAAGATGTCCGATGCCGATCTTGCGGCGTCGGTATCGGGTACCGATCTGGAGTTCGCGCAGTTGACCTCTCAGTTGCGCTCGTCGGGGGAGGGCGGGCAGGAGGCTGCGGACAAGCTGCGGGCGATGCGCACCGAGGTGCAGCAGGCCCGGGAAGTCGCGAAGAACACCACGCCCGGGTTTTACGACCTGCAGGTAGCGGTTGCGACCTTGGCGGATGAGTCGGCAACAGCCGAGCAGCGTATCGATGCGATGCGGGTTGCTCTCGACGTGCTGGCCGGCAAGCCGATTCCGCTGTCGGACGCGCTGCAGAAGTACAACGACCAGGTGCGGGCGACGGCCGATGCGGCAGCGGGTTGGGATCCGGCGGGCGGTGTCGGAGACGCATTGATAGGCGAGGGCGGGGCGGTCAACACTGCAACAGCGAACGGATCCCGTTTGCGCGACATTCTCCTCGACATCAAGGACGCGACAATCGGCGTCGCCAACTCCGGTGGCGATCTCACTCAGGTATGGGCGCAGAACGACACGCAGCTGCAACAGCTGTCGGTGTCCACGGGGGTCAGTGTCGATGCGCTCAGGCGCATGCTCGAGGCCGAGGCGCTCATCCCCAGGAACGTCGAGATGCTCGCCGCTCTCAAGGGCGCCGAGACGGTCGAGCAGCAGCTGCAGGTGATCCGTGGTCTGCTGGACCTCAATGCCGAAGGTGTCGAGATCCCGACGGAAGCGTTGACCGCCGATGCCAAACGCGAACTGGAGCTCGTCGGGGCGAAGGTCGAAGAGGTGGACGGTAAGCCCGGCGTGGTGAAGATCAGCGCCCCGAATGCTGAAGTCCTCGCCCAGATCCAGGCCGTCATCGACCGCAACATCCCGGACAAGACGGTCGGGGTCAACGTCGTCGTCAACAATCCTGGAGAGGTGGACCGTCGGGTCAACGACGCCATCCGTGCCGGTATCGCGGTACCCGGTCAGACCTTCGCCGAGGGTGGAGCCCAGATTCCCGATGGCGCGCTCTCCGGTCCGGGCACAGGGACGTCGGATTCGATGCTGATGTTCACACCGGGATTCGGGTACTGGCGCGGATCGACCGGCGAGCACGTTCTGACAGCCGCAGACGTCGACGCAATGGGTGGGCAGGATGCTGTCTATCAATTCCGAAACATGCTGCACAGCAACACCAGTCCGGTGGCGTCGATGTTCGACGGTTCGCTGCCGGGGTTCGCGGCCGGTGGCGCGTTGGAGCGTGTGGAGGATCTCGGCCGGCGCGGTAACGGTAACCCGTATGGCTGGGGTGATGCGACGGTCTCGAGTGCCGACTGCTCGGGCTGGGTTGCGATTCTGCAGAAGGCCGCGATGGGTCAGGGCGAATCCGGTCGTCTCGGCACGACGTACTCGTTGCTCGGCGGGGAGTGGCCGGGTCTGGTGCCGGGAACGCAGGGCCCCTTTGTCGTCGGCACCAACGAAGAACATATGGCTGCGACGATCAACGGCATCAACTACGAATCCGGTGGCGCGGCCGGATTCATGCAGATGGGCGGCGCCGCTGCCGGAGCTTTCGATCCGCAGTTCACCAACCAGTACTACCTGCCGTGGAACCTGTTTGCGCCACCGTACGATCCGTCGAGTAGCTCGGCGGGCGCCGGATACAGCGTGGAGTCGGCGTCGTCGTACAGCACGTCAGGTGGGTCGCGGAAGAAAGCGACCTGGGCCGAGAAAGATGACCTGGCATTGCAGTCCGCGCAGGTCGCGATCACGCAGGCCGAGGAAGATCTGCAGGCGGCACTGAACAATCCGAAGAAGTCGGAGGCCGATCGAGAGCAGGCCCGGATCAAGGTCGAACGCGCGAAGCAGAAGGTGAAGGATCTCGAAGCGCGCAAGACCGCAGCCGCGCAGGGGCTCGACGCTCCGCCTGCCCCGCAGGCTCCGGAGTTGACAACGAATTTCTCTGACGAAGAGTTGTCGGCGCAGGATTCGGAAGCTGCGGTGGTGCAGGCGAATCTGGATCGCAACGAGGTGTACGCGAATCCGGACTCGACCGAGGAGGAGAAGCGGGCAGCGGACCGCAAGTTGCAGCGAGCGAAGAACGCGCTCGCGAAGGACCGTTCGTCCGGGTCGGATTCGGGGACGGGCGCGTTCACCACGGCGGATCAGTGGTCGTCGGCGATCGGCGGCGTCATCGGTGATTTCTTCACCGAGAACATCGCGGACGTGCTCGGCTACTACGAGGCCGACAACATGGGTCCGCTCGCGAAGGCGGGCGTCGCGGCGGTGACGGGTCTCGCGCAGATGCAGAAGGAGCATCTGGAGGAGAACGCGAAGCTGCTCGATTCGGCGCGGCCTGCCACGAAGGAAGAAATCGACGGTCAGATGCCGGCGACTCCGGGCACTCCGGAGTGGATCAAGCTGCTCGAATCGGGACTGCTGAAGCAGGCACCGATCAAGCTGTACGACACCGGTGGTGAGTGGAAGTCGGGGACGTTGGGGCTGAATATGTCCGGTGAGACCGAGGAAGTTCTCACAGGGTCGATGCGGACATCGGTGGCGCGCGAGCTCGCGCTGGCTCGTGCGGCTCGTCTCGCACCTGCCCCGTCGGCCGCTCCGGAGCGGCGCGAACCGCGGCCGATCTCGGTCACGAACAACGGGTACGACCGGCGTGAGGTGACGGCGGCGATCCGTCAGGCCCGTCACGAGGACGAGTGGTTCTCGAACAACATCAGGATCGGGGAGTCGTGACGTTCTTTCCTGACAACACGGCGAACGTCGTGCTGGCTGGTCCAGGTGAGGCAGCTGATCTTCCGGAGCGGGCGTGGTACCTCTCGGAGCATCATCTCGTCGGCCGAGAGTCCGGCGGGGTGGTGCTCGCCTCCGGGTGGGCGGACTACACCGAACCGAAGGGCAAGCATCTGTGGTTCGAGACCGCGCGCGGAGATGGAGCGATCTGGCTCGGCGCGGTCATCGAACCCCGGCGCTTCTCCATCCCGGTGCTCGTGCACCGCACGCATGGGCAGTACGGGAAACCCTTTCATCAGGTGGAGGATTCGTTCTGGTCGGACATCTGGTATGAGTACCAGTCCCGGCTGTACGTCAACACCAAACGTGGTGTGAAGTTTGTCGACTTCCGGCTCGACGACGCACCCGCAGTGGTGCACGACATCGATCCCGAGTTCGAGGGTTTCCAGCCCTACCTGATTCCGGTGGTGGTGGAGAAGACGTGGTGGTTCGGCACGCCCGAGGAATTCGCCTGGCGTAACGGTGAACCGGTGGAGAAGAAGACGCTGTTCAATTCCGGTGACCGCAAGCAGATGCCGCTGCTGACCCTCAAAGGTCCGGGGGTGTTTCAGATCCCGGACGGTGTCTCGACGAACGTGGTGACGACGCCGAACCTGAAGGCAGGGGAGGTCGTTGTCATGCACACCGACATGTCGGTGAAGCCGAAGTCGAACATGCGCAGCAACTTCTACGGCGATCTCGGCGGGCAGCGGTTCCGTAGCTTCGTGCCCGGCCGTCGGCATATGGAGATGTCCCGGCTCAAGTGCATCGGCGGTAACGCGGCGTCGTCTGCGGTGTTCACCATTCATCCCAAGTCGCGGAGGCCGTTTTGACCGCACCAGTGATCGATTCCGTCGACGCACCCTTGGACGAGTTTTCCGCAGCGGTGTGGAGGGAGCTGCTCGATACGCCGCCGAAACGCGGATCCGCGGCCGAGTACTCGGTGGAGGTGTTCGACCGCAACCTCGTTCCGCTGGGCATGATCACCGACTACGGTGAGGCCCGATTCAAGAAGCAACGCCGCGGTGTCGGGCCCGCGAAGTTGCTGCTGCCGGGGACGACGGAGTTCCACGACCTGCTGATGAAGGCCGACACCACGGTCATCCCGGTGCGGATCACGTACAACAGCACGAATTTCGACGGCTTCGTCGACGTCGCTACCAGCAAGGGCATCAAGGGCAACAAGACGATCACCGTCACGCTGGTCGACTGCAAGATCTTCCTGTCCTGCATCTTCGCGTACCCGATGCCGATCCCAGGTTTCGAGGAGGTGCAGTTTCCACCGGAGGATCTCTATGTCGGACCGAAGAAGGGCGGCATCCACTGGTACTCGGAGCGGAACTTCTTCCGCCTTCGGTTCCGGACCGGGCACTGCCCGGTCACGATGCTGCCGTACAACTTCTTCACCGACAGGTCCGAATGGACCACCATGCAGGCGCGGATGGTCTCACTCGAGGAATTGTTCGATCCGATCCTGAAGGACTCGGACGTCATGATCGAGATGGGCTTCTTCATCAAGGGCCGCGACAAGCAACCGTCCGACCGGGTGACCCTGCTGTCCTCGCAGGTCTGGATGCGGGTGGTCGATCGACCGAAGGCCGGCGGCGTCAACACCGGTGTCGCACCGCTCGACGGTCTCGCGAACACGATCGCGCAGATGATCGCCGACGGCGTCGACTCGCTGATCGGCGGGTTCCTTCCCGGTCTCGCGGAGGCGATCGGCAACAAGCTCCGTCAGTCCGAGATCCCGTCGTGTGGGTGGACGGAAGATTCAGCGGGCATCATCGACGCGACATTGGAAGTGACGCACCCACAGGCGTATTCGGTCATCGTCGGCGGGAAGAGCCCGACCTGGCTGAACAAGCTTTTGCAGATCGCAATCGAGCAGGGGATCATCGCGCTCGCTACCGCGGCGCTGACGGCACTGTCGATTCCGTTGGGTGGTCTCGGCGGGATCATCGGCGCGGTGGCGGGTGCGCTGTCGACGATCCTCGACGATGTGTTCCTGGCGTTTATGAAAGCCACGGACTACAAGGCGAAGAAGGAACTCGGTCCGCTCGCGCGGCCGGAGAAGTTCGTCAACGGTGGGTCCGCCGGCTACACGTTCTCGTCGTACCAGCGGGCGCAGCAGGGCATCTTCGACATCAAGGGCAAGCGCCGCGCGAAGGTGCAGGTCATCGACTGGGCGCCGTTCGGTGCGTTCGAGGACTTCGACATCGGCCACCTGGTGTGGTGGGAGGACGAGGGCGAGCGGTTCACCGATCGGGTCGAGTCGATCGAGGTCGTCGATTCCCGCAACGATCGCGTGCTGGTGGACACCGTCATCGGTGACGACGAGCCGGAGAAGTCGCCGCAGCAGCGCAACCAGGAACGGTTCAAGCGTTTGTTCTCGATGTTCAACGCCATGACCCTCGCTACGAACTGAAGGGAGTCGCCGTGGGCGACATCGTTCTACCGCACAATGTTTCGATCATCCCGCAAGAGACCGGCTATTGGTGCGGACCGGCGTCGTGTCAGGTCGCCCTCGACGTCCGCGGCATCGGTTCGACCGAAGCGGATCTCGCGCGGCAGTTGGGCACCACCCGCAACGGCACGAATCACATTGGGCTGATCACCGACCTGCTGAACCGAAACGTCCCGGCGGACTACATCACCCGCCAGATCCCCGGCAACGATGCGACCCAGGCTCAGCGCGAGCTGCTGTGGTCCGATGTGAAGGCTTCGATCCTCGGCGGCTACGCCGTCGTGGTGAACGTCGTCGTGCCGCCGTCGAATTATCCACGGGGTACCCGCGGTGAGCGAGTCGCCTACGGCGGCGGGATGGTGTACCACTACTTCACCGTCGTCGGATGCAACCCCGACACCCGGGAAGTGTTCGTCGCCGACTCCGGCTTCCGCCCGTACTCGTACTGGATGAACGTCGATCAGCTCGCGAGTTGCATCGCAGGCAAGGGCTACACCGCAACTCCGCGTGTCGCACCGATCCAACCCGCACCGCCGGTCGACACACGATCACCAGCAGACATCGAACTCTCGAAGCGCTTTCAGTCCCGGTCGAAGTACCGAACCAACGACGACGCGATCGGCACCCTCGCGGACTTCCTGCTGTGGACCGACGCCGCGATCCACGAGATGCGCACCGAGGCGATCTGATGGACGCCGGCACCCTGCGCCGCGCCATGCAGGAAACGTACGTCCTGGATTCGGTGATCACCGAGTATCTCCCGCATTTCGAAGAAGCTATGCGCGCAGCACAGATCGACACGGTGCGCCGCGCTGCGGCGTGGTGCAGTCAGATCGGACACGAGTCCGCGGGCCTGCGCTACATGGCCGAGATCGAACGGTCGAATCCCTCGTGGTCGTGGGACCGCACCCGCTACCGTGGCCGCGGACCTATCCAACTGACCTGGGAGAGCAACTACCGCAAGTTCGGTCAGTGGTGCCAGGGCGCCGGCTACGTCGACAACGCAGAGCTATTCGTCGCTTCCCCCGAGCTCGTGGAGCAACCGCGATGGGGATTCCTTGCAGCCTCCTGGTATTGGCTGCGCGGCGGACCACGTGCTGGTCGGATCAATGCCTTCGCCGACGCCGGCGACATCCTCGCTGTCTCACGCTGCGTGAACGGCTGGGTCGATACACCGAATGGCATGCCGGACCGGCAGGCCCGATACGACCGAGCTCTCCGGCTCGGCGACGCGTTGCTACCAACCGAAGGAGTCGAGATGGGCTGGGCAGACGAAGAACTGAGCAAGGAATTCCCGTCGCGGTCGAAGTACCGCAGCAGCGACGAACCGATCGGAACACTCGCCGCATACATCCTGTGGACTGACGCGGCGATCCACGAGATGCGCACCGAGCAGAAAGCTCTGAACGGAGATGCGGAGGCGATCGCACTCGTCAAACGCGAAGCCGACAAGGGCGATGCCGGCGCGAAGGCTGTGCTCGCGAAGATCGGGAAGTAGCGATGACCAAGAACGCGATCGAGATCATCACCGACAACGTCCTCGCCGAGGTGTCCAAACGTTTCGAGGGCGCGATCGCTCAGTTGAACGCAGAGGTCGACACAGCCCGCTCGCGCGGCGAGGCCTTGTTCGATCAGTGGGAAGCCGAAGGCAGAGCGCGGATGGACGAACTGTTCGCCGGTATCCCTGCCGGGGCGGTGATCACAGAGGACGGCGACTTCGATCCGATCGGGTGGATCAAGACGCAGGCGAAATCGCGTGCACTGCGCACCCTCCTGCAGGGGCTGGTGTTCGCGGCGTTGACATCGGCGGTGACAGCTGTCGTTCAGGCTGTGTCGTCGACGGGTTTCGACATTACGGATCTGTCGGATTGGAAGTTGGCGCTGACCCTCGGCGCCGGCGCGTTCGGTACCGCAGTCGTCGGGTATCTGCAGAACGCCCTCGGTATCAAGCCGCCGAAGGTATAGCCGTGGAGAGGGTGCAGGGGAATTACCTGCCGGCATTCAAAGCCGCCGTTCTTGCATTCTTCCTCGGCGGTGCATTCCTCGTCGGGGGACCCGACCGGATCGGCGGACCGTCGTACACGACGGTCCGCGAGACTGGCGGCGAGATTGTTTGGGGGATAGGTTTTCTCGTTCTATCGGTGTTTCTCTTCGCGGCATCGAGATCGAGTCGTGTTCTGTTTCATGCCTACATGGCCGCGGCGACCGGATACGGATTGTTTGCACTCGCTGTTCTCGATGCCGCGCGCGAACTGGAAACCGCAGGGCTCACAGGCATTGTCGTCTACACCTGGGTTGCATGGCTCCATGTCCATGCTGCCGTCGCCTGCTCGCGTAAACGAGTGGCCAAAGCGCTTCTCCGGAACGCACGCCAGCTGCGCGACTGGGTGGCCCGTCCACGGACATCCCAACGAAGGGACCAGTAGATGCAGCCTCTCGTCGTCCGCAGAGCCGGAGCATTCGAGAAGGTGACGTTCGTACTGTCGGGGTGGATCGGTGCCCTCGCTGTCGTCACACCGTTCGAGATCTCCACAGCCTTGGATCGGGCGTGGCCGACGGGGAGCAACCTCTATTTCGCGATCATGGGCCTCGGCGGGCTTGGCGGCTTCATTGCAGTTCGAGCGTCGCGGCGGCAACGCACTGCCGAGCAGATCCGTCACGAATGCCGCGCTGAGGTAACGGCGTTGGTGATCATCGGAGTGTTGTGGTTCGGCTACGGCATCGCCGCGTTCGCGTTGGGGGTGCAGGCCATCGTGGCGGGATCTATCGGCACGTCGGTTCTGGTCGCCTCCTCGTGGCGGGTGATCGAGATCATCCTCGATCTCCGGCGCATGTCCCGCGCCCTGGTCTCACCCAAGCCCGCCGACCCTCCCGCGTTGGGAGAGAGCGAGGCCGAACGATGAACTACATCGACACGGTCGTGCGGGTGCTGGGCGTGATCACTCCGTTGGCCGTGGCGTTACTGGGTTCGCAGCTGTGGAAGCTCACGGCCGAGAACCGCAAGACCAACTCCGAAGCCAAGAACAACGACGCGACCGGAGCGGCAACGTTGTCCGCGGCCGCGCTCACGCTCGTCCTCCCGTACAAACAGCAGGTCGATGAGATGTCGATCCGCATGGGAAAGATGGAGGCCTTCATCGGCGAACAGGTCGACTGGGAGTTGATCGTCGTCGAGAAGTGCAGGCAGAACGGCGGTCCGATGCTTCCCCCGCCGCCGCAGCGCCCCCGATTCTGAACCGTCGTTTCCCTGCGCCTGTTTGAGGCGCATTCGATGAGAGGCATTTCATGGCTGGATTCAACTTCTCGCTGCCGATGACGCTGCGGCTTCGCCTGCACGATCAATGGAACATCCGCACCACCGGCCGGGGTGTCGCCGAGATCGAGGCCGGCAACATGGACGTCGACGTTCTCGCCTACAAGGGCGACGACGGTAAACCTGGCCGCGACGGCACGCCTCCCCAGATCCACCGTGCCGGTGTGCCGGGCGACATCCCGACGATCGGATCGCTCGATCGCGACTGGATCGGTCACGCGTGGATCGTCGACGGATCACGCGACCTGAAGATGGTGGTCGAGGAATACCCGGGCGGGCCGATCAAGTTCGAGACCCTCCCGAATTACCTCGGGGACAAAGGAAACACCGGGGCCATCCCGACCCTCGATGTCCGGTCGACGACGTCGACCGACACCGGCAACGGGTCCGTCACGTTCGAGGAGGTCTCGCCGGGCGCGTACGCCGCGGACTTCATCTTGCGCAAGGGCGACAAGGGTGATCCGTCCCTGGTCCCTGGTCCCGCCGCCGCCGTCGAAGCGGCGACCGACTACGAGGACGGTGGCACCGACGCTGTCACCGGCGACGTCCTCGCGAAGCGTTCCGACGGCAAGTGGGGCCCGCGCAAAGTCCACCAGTCACCCGGTGTCTACAAGAAGGCCGGGTCAGCCAACGACTGGCTCGCAGTGAACACCGGCAACGGGTGGGCGGGTGAGTTCATCCAGATCGTCGCGATGGCGATCCCGGCGCAGCCGTTCGCGTGGGAGCCGGAGGTCGACGGCATGGTCGAGTTCTTCACCTCCGCCAACGTCCGCATCGACCTCGAGTGCCGCCTCGGTGCATTGTCGGGACCGCTCCTCGGCCGCGGCCCGGCTGCGGCGATCAGCGCGTTCACCGGCCAGTGGATTCCGCGGACCCTGGTGCGTGCGACGGACGAGACAACCGCGACACCGTCGGCGTCGTCGACGATCGTCCCGGCGAACACCGCGGTGAACATCTACCTGATTGCGCAGAAGATCGAGTCGTCCGCGCAGACACGGTTGGAGACCCGCAAAGAGCGCGCGTTCCTACGGGTTCGTCCTGTACCTGTGGTGGTCTAGGTGGCCGAGTACTTCGAACCCGGCAAACCGAACATCGGCTACTCGGGCAAGGACCAGGACAAGCCGAAGGGCATCAGCATCGGTAGCTCTGAAGCTTTGCGTGAACTCGGTGCCGTGCTGGCTGGGGATCAGGGTTTCGAGAACACCCCGGATGCGCAGGATCGGGAGTACACGGCGCAGGTGTTGACGGCGGGGTTGTCGGCGCGGATCGGGTCGTTGGAGTCGAAGATGGCGACGGGCGCGGAGTACGTCGACAACTTCAACCGCATCAACTCTTCGACGCTGGGTTCGCCGAATCCGGGGTCAATTCCGGTGTGGGTGCAGTTCGGGTCCGGTCAGCCACTCGAGCTGATCGATCAGGCTGCGCAGATCAATCAGGGTGGGTTGCTACCTGATGATGGGACGCGGTGGGCGTTTTGTCCGCAGGCGGCGTCGTCGAGTGACTACTCGGTGCTCGCGATTGTGCATCCGTTGTCGAAGACCGGGAAGATTGCGGGTAAGGCGCGGACTACGCTGTACGGTCGCTGCAACGCGGCTGGTACGGAGGGTGTGTACGTCGATTTCTGGGGTGCGGACGGTAACACTTTGCCGCACTGCGAGATCGGTCGGTTCACCCGCAACGGCAACACGTTGACTCGGACGCAGTGGCGGGCGAACACCGAACGGTCCTACAACTTTTCGTCGACCATCGAACTTCGTATGGTCGGCACCCGCTATGTCGTGATCGTTGATGGTGTCGAGTTGATCGATCACACCGATGTGTCGTCTTTCCCGATCGACGGTAATCACCGGTATTCGATGTTTTCGTGCATGACGTGGACGGGGTTTTTCGGTGCGAAGCCGCAGTTTTCGGCGGGTCTGACGCAGTTGGCGATCCGCGGTGTCGACCTGACTGCCATCCAGGCAGCTACGGACAAAGCAGAGACCGCACAGCAGACAGCCGAGACTGCCACAACTGTGGTCGGCACTGTGCAGCAGAACCTTGATACTGCCGTCACGACTTTGACGAACCGTATCGAGGAGGTTGCGAACGGTAACGGTGGAGCTTCGGCTGTCCGTGCGTCGTTTTTTCAGGACGGTGTGTGGACGAAGCCGGTCGGCTATTCGCGGCATGTGGTGGTGGTCATCGGCGCCGCATCCGGAGGTGGTCGATCCAACGGTTCGGTTAGCAGTTACGGCATCGGGGGGTATGCGGGTGGTCGCAACGACTTCGAATTCTTTGACTCCGACCTGCCTGCCACCGTCAACTGCGTTATCGGTCTGGGCGGTCTGGGCGCGACCGCTGACGGTCAACCGGGAGCTGCAGGCGGCCAGACCGATTTTGGATCGTATGGGTCTGCAGGTGGCGCACTTCCGACCGCATACGGATTCGGCCAGACCCGTAAAGCACTGCGCGGCGGAGACGGCGGCTACACGTTCAGCAACGCCGAGATCGCCGCCAAGGCTGGATCCGGGCACGGATTCGCGAATGGCGGCGCCGGGGGCACCGGTACAGGCGGCATGGCTGGTGGCGACGGCAACCGGCCTTCCCCGAACACCCTCGCTGAGTATGGAACTGGCGGTGGTGGCGGTGCGCGCAAGTCCGGCACCGGTAATGGTGGTCGCGGCGGTAACGGTGCTGTCCCCGGTGGCCCCGGTGGCGGTGGCGGAGCGTTCGCCACGTTCGGTTTCGCAGGCAACGGCGGCAACGGTGGCGACGGTGCCATCTTCATCACCAGCTACAAGTGAGGCCGTCCGCAGGCGACGTCGTGGGCGGTCCCGAGTGCGACCTGATCCGCGTCGGCGAGATGTCGTCCCCGGTAGATGACTTCGCCGCACTCCATGCAGTTCATCTCCGTGAACCCCAACTCGATCTCCATTGAAGCGAGGATACCGATGAAGACAGCGACGCTGCTGCAATCCGATATGACGTCATGGCAGCAGACCACCCACCTGTACCGCCTGTCCGAACCCGTCGACGACGTCGGGCACGTCGCGGTGTGCGTCTCGACGGAACTGCACGCGCAGAGGGGAACGACGATCTTCGCGGCCACCGACACAGGCGGCACCAGACCACACCCCGAGACCGGACGCTGGTGGGTACTCGCGCGGTTCGTCGACGGCACGGCTCACGAGGAAGGGCTCAGCGAGCTCGGCTACCCAGTTGAGCAGAAGGGAACGGCGGCATGACATCTCCATTGCAGTACGGCCGGGTTGAGGATTGGATCGGTGGTCTCGTCATGGACGGCCTCGACAACGACGACCTGCCCGACGACGTCGCGTTGACCGGGACCGCGAAGTTCGAGCCGGTGCTCACCGACACTTCGGGTGGGATCCGTGTTCCGGATCTGCCGCGGTGGTTCTCGGTGCAGCCGGTCGAGGTGACGTATGCGAACGGACGGTTGACTCATCGTGGTCTGCCGTACGTGATGCTTCTCGCGCCGACGGATGCGCTGAATCCGACGAACTGGAAGTGGCAGGTCTCGTTCCAGTTGCGCCTCAACGGCAATCAGATCACCCGCAAGCAGTTCTCGTTCGCGCTCCCGGTCTACGACCCGGCCGCGCCGCTCGTCGATGGCCGCAACCCGACCGTCGTGGATCTGACGACGGTGCAGCCGGTGAACGTGCCCGGGTCGGGCACGGGTGTGGTGCAGGGCCCGCGCGGGTTCTCGATCACCGGTGTCGAGGTCGTCGAGGACGGCATCCAGTTCTACGCCGCCGGCCCGGGCGGCACGGAAGTTCCGGTCGGCGTCCCTGTTCCGTTGCCGTCTGCCGGTGAAGTAGCGGACGAGTCGATCGACGCGACGAAGCTGGTCCCGGCGCTCCGCAGCAAAGTCGAGGACGCGGTAGCGGTGACCGAGGATCCGAACAGGTCGGGTCTCTATTTTTTTAGCAGTGCGGCCGCTGGCGTGGATGGGGCGCTGGCGGCCGCGAGCCCGGCCTACAAGTCTGCCGCGTTGGCGGCGTCGACGTCTGCACTCCGGCTGATGGTGTTGTCGGATTCGACGTCGGACAGTTTCGTCGGCGGCGGCGTCAACGGTGGCTCGACGCGGTGGGCGGACACGTGGCCGAACCGTCTCGCCCGGAAACTACGTGCGCAGCTGACATTGCCTGCCGGTGGTGTCGGGTGGATCCCACCGTCACCTCCGACGTGGCCCGGTGGCTACGACTACGACACCACGGTCCGACGCCCGGTGAACTACACCGAGATGGACGAACTGAACTTCCAGATCGGGATCCCGGGATCATTGTGGTTGCAGCAAGGCCATGGCACGAACGTCTACGACGTGGAGTATCCGTTGTCACCGGGAACGTCGTCGGTGGATCTGGTGACCACCGGGTACGGCGGCCTGATTCAGGTGACGTGCGCCAACTCCGCGGCGAACACCACATTCGACTCCACGGGCGATCGGAAGGTCACCCGCGTCACGAATCCGGGTGCGTGGGTGCGGCTCGTCGGCGCGAGCTCTCCTGCCCCGGTCGGCTTCGCGCTGCTGGGGATCTACGAGTATGTCGGTGACGAGGCCTCCGGTGTGCGGATGCTCAATCTCGCTCAGGCCGCCATTCAGGCGGCGGAGGTTCATTCGTGGCTGCAGAACCCGGCGTTCTCGACCAAGCCGTTGATCGCGGCGTACGCCCCGGATGTCGCGGTGGTGGTGCTCGGCTCGAACGATCTGTCGGCGGGCGGCAAGACACCGCAGCAGACGATGGAAAGCATGGGCGGTGCGGCGCTCGAGGTGAAGTCGGTGGCGCCGGACTGTGAGGTCGTGTTCGTGATGCGTCCGAATCCGGCGGCGGAGTTTTCTGCGTTGACGAATCTGATCGTGGCGAATGCGTCGTCGATCGGTGCGCGTGTTCTGGATGTGCGGACCGATCCGCGTATCGCTCTGTCGGTGCCGGGACTGTACGTCGCCGATGGTGTGCATTTCTCTGCGGCCGGCGACGAAGCCATGGCCGATTTGATGTTGGACTACATGAAGGTAGGTGTGTGACATGGCGCGTGCGATCGTCACGGTCGACGAGAACAACAATCTCCCGGCATCGGTGAAAGGGAAACTCGACACACATTATGTCCCCGTTTGGCAGGCGTCCACGGCGTACACCGCAGGGCAGGTTGTGGCTGCGAACGGCGTCTCGATCACCCGCAACGCGAACGGCACGAGCCGACCGGCGTACGACGCTACCGAGCAAGCTCTGTGGACACCCGTCGTCGCGACACCGTCCATTGTGTCCGCTGCCGTGACACCGAAGCTGGACAAGACCGAAGCGGCGTCGATGTACGCGCTCAAGACCGAGATCGGCTCGTCGGAAGTGTGGGTTCCCGAGGTCACCTCGACAGCCCTGTACTCGACGAGCAGCAAGACCGGTGCCCGCAAGCTCCTCGCCTCCGCAGCGGGCATCTCCAACCCCCGCGCCATCAACGGCTTCGTCGGCTACGAGCAGGGCGGCGCACGCTACTTCGTGCCTGGCGACGGCTCCCTCGCACCGATGCCCGAGGCCACGAACTTCGCCGAGATCGCCGGGTGGGGCAGCTCGTCCATGCAGGGATTCCGCGATGCTCTCGTCGTCGCAGTCGCCCGCGCAGGCGGCCTGGCCTACTACAACGGCGGCGTCGGCGGACAGTCGGCGGCAAACATTCTCGCCCGCGTCGGCACCCGTCCCGCGCTCATCAACGCTGCGACGATCCCGGCTACCGGTTCCGTTGATGTGACCTGCTCGAACATGCGGTCCACCGCGCCGATCATAAGCATCCCCGGCACCCTCGCCGGGGTCGCGGGAACACTCGCGAAGAATGCGGTCGGCAACAACACCTTCACCTTCACCCGCACCGCGAACGGCTCCGAAACGCCCGTGCCTGCCGGTACGGCGTTCGTGCCCGACGCTGGTCCCGCGCACCGCGCATCGGTGACGCTGCTCAACGTCGGCAAGAACGACACCGCAGCCAACGGCACGGCTGGGTATCTGACGATGGCCGATCTCATCGCCGAAACCACACGGGTCTACAAGTACCTCTCGGGGCTCGGCAAGCACGTGCTGCTCATCGGGCACTACGTCAATCCGAACACCGCCGAGGTGTCCGATCTGCGCCGCGACGTGCTGCAACTGAACGCCTACTACGCCACCTACGGTGCACGGTACGTCGATCTGCAGGCGTACGTGACGGGCGCGGACATCTGGACGCACACCGGGGTCACGCCGAACTCGACGGACCTCGCGCAGCAGGCGCTCGGCAACCTGCCGCCGTCGCTGTCGTCGGACGGCACACACATGACCCCTGCCGCGAACACGGCGTTCATCGAGAACGTCGTCGTCCCGAAGCTCAACGCACTCGGGTGGGCGAGCATCCCGGCTACAGCCCCGGTCGCGCCGACGATGCCAGCCGACTTCCTGTATCGGCTCAATGCGGATTACCTCAAGGCTACTGTCGCGGACGGCGGGACGGTGTCGTCGCTGACCGCGCAGGCTGGGTCGGCTCCAATCACAATCGACCAGAAGCCAGCGTCGGGCACGTACCCGACGCTGAAGCATGCGGGACCGAACGGACACGCATCGCTGGTGTTCCCGAACACTGACTCTTGGCTGTCGACCACCACCGATCCGGGAACCGCACCGGTACTGATCCCGGAAGGGGCACCGAGATCCGTCGTTGTCGTCTTCAAGATTCGCGACGTGGCCGTAAATGCGGGTAACTACCCCAAGGTTCTCTCGCCCTCACTCACTCCGACACCCTCGTCTTATCAAACTCTCGGGGTGAACCTCACTGGAACGGTACGTCAGACGTCAGTGGCGAATGGCGGGTCGTCAGTTAATGCCACTGGCACCGAGAACGTGCTGGGGAAGTACACAGTCGCGGTCCTCACCACGGCGGCAGACGGCACGGCGACGATACTCACACCAGGCGCGGCGGAAACGACGGCTACAGGTCATCCACTGGGCGCGATCGTTGGCCGTAGGTGGGGCGCGCAGTACGGCAGTGCACCGGGAGTCAACGGACAGCTCGACGGCGAGATCGCCGATGAGTCCTTGTTCAGTCGAGTACTCACGCAGACTGAGCGTGCGAACACGATGGCCTACATGAAGACTCTCTACGGGATCGCGTAGCGGCCAATGCGCATTCGGCTTGACGAGAGGACAATTGACTTCATGTGCGACCACATAGATGGCTACTCGGACGAGATCCGGCAACAGTCCGGGTGCTACGAATGCGATGAGGTCAGGCCTCGAATGGACGACGGGGAGGTTGCCGAGCAGACTGAAGCGCTCGATCGCCTCGACGTCGCGATCTCTCCGGGTCATCCCGTGGAAGTCCCCGAGCGCCAGTGGCGCTTGGTGGCAGCCGACATGGCGGCAATGTTGACCGACGAGCAGTTGGCGTCCGTTCGCCAGCGTCACTTCGACCGCGTCAAGTTTGTCCCCACGGTGGGGACGCATGAGCGGTAGAGTGTGGGCATGCAATGGCCCTCGGATATGACCGTTCGCCCGATCGAGCAGTGGCCGGGTGAACTCACCCGCGACCGCAAGGTGTCGAACTTCTCGACGGCCTGGTCCTCGACGGTCGAACTCCTCGGCCGCGAGCTCCGGGCGATCGGCGGCACGGACATCGTGCTGCAGGTGGCGATGACGGAGAAGGACTTCCGCATCGACGGCTACCCCAGGGCGCAGGCCAAGCCCGAGCACCCCGGCGTGATCCTCTCCCTCGGCTCGAAGGCCGGTCCGCTCTCCTGGCCGTGCGACACGTTCACGACGTGGCAGGACAACATCCGCGGCATCGCACTGTCGATGGAAGCGCTCCGGAAGATGGAGCGGTACGGCGTCACCAAGCGCGGCGAGCAGTACACCGGATGGAAGGCGCTTCCGCAGCAGGGCTCGGCGGCGACGGAGTTCGGGACGGTGGAAGCCGCTGTCGCGTTTCTCAAGTCCACGATCCCTGGACTCCTGGTGGATCTTCCCGAACAGCGGCTCTACCGGTCCGCGCAGTCACATGCGCACCCGGATCGGCACGGCAACGATCGAACACTATGGAATCGGGTGGAGGCGGCAGGCGAAGTTCTGCGTGCTGCGAAACTCATTCGGTGACTCCACAGAAGCGAGGCGTTGTCCCGACTGCCGAGGAGCAGCGTCTCCGTGCTGCGGTGGTGGGTGCGGTGGCTGCCGAGAAGGAACTCCGTGACGCTGTCGTGGCTGCGTTGGTGGCTGGCGGTTCGGTGCGTGAGGTCGCTCGGGTGTCGGGGATCAGCGTGAACACCATCGAACGCTGGGGCAGGGCTGGTGGCTGGCCATCAGCGGAGCAGTCGGCGGCGTGGGCGAAAGCGAAAGCCGAACGGGCTGCGTTGCGGGAGCGGCAGGCAGAAGCACGACGACGACTGGAGGAAATGGACCATGAGTGAAGTGGTGATCGAGTTCGACTACCGAGCCGATGCGGGGCCGAGGCTCGTCGGGCCCTTCCATGACCGGGCCGATGCCGAGAGTTGGTTCAACCGCAACATGATCGGCGTCAATTCCACTTGGGGCGTGGTATCAGTCAGCGATCCCGACGAGGCCCCATTCGAGAAGCAGCGAGTCGCTGCGAAGGAGACCCTACGCGAGATGCGCTGCATCAACGGCCGCTGCTGCGAGGTGTACCCGATGCGTGACCAGGAGCGCTGCGAGTACGACGCACACGGGTCGCACTACTTCGACGATCCGGGCACAATCGCTCGGCTCGAAGCATGGGCACGCTGACTGATGCGTCCCTGCTCGGCGGACATCTGAACCACTACGATATGTCCCCGCCGAACCATCCGGAAATCCCGGATGGTTCGACGGATAAGGGCAAACTGTTGCACCACATGAAATTGTTGCCGGTGGTCAGCGACGTTGCCGCGGTGATCTGAAATCGACGACATCGCCGCCGCGTGCTGGTGGCTCGGCAGGGGCGTGGCTTTTCTTGGCAGGGCTCTGCCTCTCGGGAATCCACGTCTTGAGAAACTCGGGTTCGACGCCCAACTCGTGACTGGCCCGCGCGTACGGAGTGTGTCCGTACCCGCGTGTGAGCAGGGCCCACATGAGTGCGGGCTGCTCCTGTCCGACCTCGACTGGCTCTTCCTTACGCCATCCCCTGCTCGATACCTGTATCGACAGCGACTTGTATCGTGCGGGCGAAATCAACGCGAGGTCGTGTCCCCGCCTGATCAACGCCTGAATCGATGTGCCCCACTGGGCCTTCAGGCGTACGTACCCGTTCAGGCTGACTGTCTCGGACAGGTCCTTGGTGGCGACCTCGGCGGGGTACAGGAACGCGCCCGCGAACCGCATGGCCTCGGCTTCGCGTTCCTTGACAACCGGAACCGTGCGGGCGCTGTGCAACACGATATGTCCGAGCTCGTGTGCAATGGTGAGACGCTGTCGGTCACCGGCAGTGGTCGGAACGTAGCCCACGACTGCGGTGCCGTTAGGTCGCACGCCTTCGGTGATGCCCGAATGACCGTCCATCGCATGGGCAACGGCGTCGTCCCCGGAGCTCAGCGGCACCACAGCGATACCGGATCGCTCGAGTGCTCTCATGACGTGCCGTACGGGCTCACTGTGCGGGACACCGAGGGCTTCTCGGGTTTGCGCAGCCAGGACTTCGAGCTCTTCTCCTGAGAGGGGGAAGTCGGAGTGTGCAAGAGGTAGTCCGGCCGGTCGCTGGTCGAAGCGATCAAGCAGAGTCGAGCACAGGCGCTCGGCTTCGAGCAGTCGCCGTACCGCGGCGGTCGTGGACGATGCTGAAGCGCCGGCAGTCTTACGGAAACTCACTGCTGCATCTTCGATTCGACGGTTCGGCTGCTCGAAGAAACTCAGGGGAACTCGCAGGCGCTGGGAGATCGAGACTGCCGAGTCGGGTGTCAGCCGCCGACGCCCTTTCTCGATGTCAGATATCACCGACTGCCGTATCCCCACCTGCTTGCTCAGTTCGATTTGCGTCAGACCGTGAAGTTCACGCAGTGCCTTCAGTCGACCGCCGTCGGGATCAACTGAGACCATCGACGTCACGCTCATCGTCGGCACTGAAAAATAGATCCTCATCGGTCACGGTGAATCGCAACTCGGTGAAAGCTGTGCGAGAACGCGGAAGCTCGATGTCGATATCGGTCCGCAGGTTTTTGCCGAACCACGACCCTGTCGTCAACGGGCGGACCATGCGAAGGCAGAAGTCTTCGGCGGGGTTGGGCTCGGACCACAGCACGAGCAGGTTGCTGTGCGACCCGAACAGATCCAGACCGGGCAGGGGAGTGTTCTGGTAGTAGGACCGTCGGGCGCGATTCGATCCCGCGTGAGGAATCGAGTTCCCTACAGCCTCGCGGAGCAGTCGGATTGTCATGGATCCGTCGCGGTGGGCGAGGTGTACTGCACCGTTCTTCTTGTGGCCACCGGTGAGCGACCATGCGCCGAGGTCGAGTGCTTCGAGCTTTCGATACGCGAGACCTCGCAGTAGGCATGCCCGCAACCATTGTTGGTCGTCGTCGCGGACAAGCACGCTGTGATCGTTCATGACCTCACGCGCTCCGCGCATGGCTTCGTGCAAGGGTTCGACTACGTCGCCGATGCTGCCCTGCAGCGCCTCGAAACTGTTGCTCATGGGGCGATAATATCACATGGGAGTAATAATATTACACCCAAACAAACATCGATGACCGTGCAGTGCGGGACCCGGCTTCCCTCCGAGTCCCGCTGACGCCAACGTAGCATATTTCGAACACTCGTACGAATTCGTCAACTGTTGGGGGGTGATCAGGTGCCCGCCACTACAACGACGAAAGAGACATGCGTGTGGTGTCGCGGCGCGGGTGTCGTTGTAGCCGGTGAGGTCCGGTGGTGGACGGTGCCGTCGACGTGGCCGGATCATCCGTGCCCCGACTGTAGCGGCGCCGGCGTCCGGACATCGAGGCCGCGGCGTCCGTGGCCCAAGAACTGACTGGCGTCTACGGCCGGTCGTTGTACCCCTCGACAAGGAGGAGGTGTCGCCCTGTGTGGTGGCAGATAGGCGGGACGGCGGTCGCAGTCGCGGTCGTGCTCGCAGCAATCGAATCGAGCAGAAGGAGCATCATCATGGCAGTAGGAACCGAATCCGCCAAGGCACTTGCGGAAGTCAAGGACGCGATCGCGGTCGAGGTCGATCAGGCCGCAACGAAGATTGCCGACGCTGTCGGTGCGGACGCTGACACCGCCGCCGCGATCCGTGAACTTCTCGCCCCAGTGAAGGGCATCATCCCCGACGACGTCGATGCCGGCGACGGTTCGGCGCCCGACCCGGACGGCGAGGTCGTCACCGACGAGCAGACGCTCTGACGTAGACGGAGCAGTTGAATGAGAAGCCCCACTCGGAATCCGTTCCGAGTGGGGCATTTTCGTGTGCCCGGAGTTCTCGAGAAAAAGAAACCGCAACGCGCTTCTCACGTGTAATCTCGGGTCACTCGTCCTGAACGAGAAGCGGCCCCGGCCGGTGCTACCAACACCGATCGAGGCCTTGCCACCCATCCAACTCTTACCTTGGAGTGTGACCGTGTTAGACGGTACCGTGCTGCCCGCTGCCTCGCTGACCAATCCCCTGATCGGGTCCCTCGACCGCGAGCTGTACATCGAATCGTTTCTACGTCGCTGGAATGGCAACACCCGCAACGCCTATCGGCAGGACTTGATGATCTTCCTCCTGTGGGCTGACCGCGCGGGGTTCGACATCTTCCAACTTCGGCGCCCGCATCTCGAGCTGTACATGCGCTACCTTGCCGACGACCGAGGCAACTGCGCGTCGACAGTGCGTCACCGCATCGGCACCCTGAAACTGTTCTACGAGATCGCCTTGGACGACGACCTCGTGACGAAAAACCCTGCACGCCTGCTGATGCTCCCGAAGCACCGTCGCGACAATGACACCAAGGTGCACCTCGACCGAAACGAGATGCAAGCCGTAGCGCGCGCCGCCTACGACGCATCACCCGTCGACTATGCACTGGTCGTCATCATGGGATACACAGGACTTCGAGTGTCCGAGGCATGCAGCCTCGACGTCCAGAACGTGCTGGGCTACACCCGTGGCCACCGCGTCATGACGTTCATCGGCAAAGGCGACAAACCCGCCGTCGTTCCACAGCCTGCAGTGGTGATGCGAGCAATCGACGTCGTCGCCGCCGGACGTACCGACGGCGTGTTGCTGCGCAGGCGCGACGGGTCGAGGATGACGAGAGCCTCAGCGACCAAGGTCGTGCAACGAGTCGCCCGCAAAGCAGGGATCACGATGAAAGTCAGCCCGCACACATTCCGGCATTCGATGATTGTGAACGCAATCGACGCCGGAGTTCCCCTGCGCGAGGTCCAGCTCGCGGCACGCCACGCGGACATCTCGACCACCGTCGCGATCTACGACCGGGGCCGAAGCAACCTCGACACCCACGCCTCGCACACCCTCGCCGCGTATCTTGGGGCGGTGGCCTAGCAGCCAGCCCGCTGAGATTACGAAGGAGCCGAGGCTGCCTGCAATGCGGTGTAGATGCCTCGTGCTCTCTTCTCGATCGTGATGGACTGGATGGTGCATGTTGCGCCCGCGAGTCCGTCGAGCCGGCCGCTGTCGCAACCTGCATCTGAGTACTCGGCCGACGTGTCTCGAATCGTGTCGATGTCCGCACTGATCCCGGGCTGCGAGTTGTCTGGAAGCGCCGCTTCTACCTCGTAGATTTTGGAGGTGATTGCATCGAGGCAAGCGGACTGGCTCGCACCGGCAGCCCTCCCGCATGTCTGGAACGAATCGGAAGTGAGTGAGGCGAGATCGCTGCAGTACGTGTCGCACAGCTCGGTCCACGGATCCGCCGAAGCCTGCGACGAGTCCCCACCCTCAGTTCCTCCGTCATTGGTGCCGGTGCCGCATCCCGCAAGTAGAAGTAGGGTCGCGGCCGCGGCTGATGCGCATCGTGTCCATTTCATGCACGATATGTACCAGACTCGACGGTCCGATGTGGCGGCTAGCTGGCTGCGCGCGATGCTCGAAACGAAGCGCCGAGGTCGGCGACCTCCTTGGTGGCTGTTGGCAAAGTGGTGATCAACGGCGCGGGTTTGACCGTTTGCATCTCGACGACCACGGGCCCGTCTCCAGCGGCCACCGACGCCGAGGTGTCGCGGCGAGTGAGCAGAACGGTCAGGTGAGTGACAGCCAACAGGCACAGCGGGGGAACACTGGCGACGAGAATGCGAACTGCGACGGGTAGCTCTCCGGCGTAGGTGGCGTGGAGCATGTTGCAGGCGAGGCTGAGAGTAGCCCCGGCCGCGAGAAGCGACCAGGCGTACCAGCGGTGCTCGCGCAGCGCAACGACTGCAACGGTAGCCACGACGACGAGTCCATCGACGATGAGGGGCCACACCCATGCCTGCGATGGGGGCACGTGCGACCTGAGGGCGAGATCCTGGAGCGCGGTGAACGAGAGCCAGAACGCGCCCAGTGCGATCGTAACTGTGCCGATGATGGACACGTGTGATGGGAAGCGGGACAT